AACGCACAGGGACGGCCCACGCACAAGCTCCACCAGCGCCTGAGCTTGGACACCGGTCATCCGAAACTGCGCGAGCACCTGACGGGCGTCGTCTACTTGCTCAAGGCCGCCAATACTTGGCGCGGGTTCAAGGACCAGCTCGACCACGTGGTGCCGCGCATCGGTGACACTCTGCTGCTCGACTTTGGCGCGGCCGATCGGATGGACTGACGTGCCGGTCGACGACGTCGATGACTACTTCAAGGAGACGGTCCGGCTGATGCAGCAGTGCACGCTGTTCGAGCAATTGGACGCCATGCTGAAGGAAGCCGAGGAGTTTGAGAATCGAGGCGTCTCCATGCTCGATGCCTGGCGCAACGACGTGGACTGGCAGCGCCTCGGACGCATGACACTGGTGGCGAACTCAATTCTATCGAGGCTCGAAGACTGCATGAGCAACGAGCGCGAGGCGGCTTGGCGTGAGCGGCTGCATAAGCGCCGGAGCATCCGCCGCGTGAAGTAGCCCGGCGCCGCGGAGATCGAGCTGCGCGAAGCAACCTCCACCGAGCTCACGCCGATACGCGCGCATGCACAGCCAGCACGCCTGGACCGTCCGCCGCCTCGAGCTCGGCCGCCACGCCTTCGAGATGGTCACGCGCCTCGGAACGCGCATCACGCTCGAGTGGTTCGACGGTGGCGGGTTCGTCGCTTCGCACGCCGTGTGGCGCGTCGACGGTCGGGTGGTGCGGGTGGACGAGGCGGGGAGTGCGTAGCCGTCTCAGTCGCTCAGCTTCGATTCGTCGATGTTGAGGTTGCGACATAGGCCGCGTACGTAGACCCGAGTGATCTCCGTCTTGAGTCCATTGTGCGCCGGGATTGGGTACATGCGCCCGTCAGGGGCTTTCACCTTCCAGTGCTTGGTGCCGGGCTCGACGACGAAACCATGCCGCTCAAGCAGCCGCTTCAAATCACTCAGCCGTAACGGCATCAGCAGGCAATCTGATCAGTCGCAAACGAGGGAAGACGCGTTGGCTTCGACACGGGCACGACCGGCTCTACGTGACTGAGCGAGATGGCAAACGGGACGGCCAGTATCACTGCCTCGTTCACTTTCAGCGCCGCGCGGCGCGCCAGGAAAGCATCGAGGTCGTCGATCTTCTGGCCCTCTTCCTGGATACGTCTCAGGTCGTCCCAGAACTCAGCCGGCGCTACTCGTTCCTTGGGGTTCGCCTTGCGCAAATGATCGTCCATCACGACCATGCTGGTGGCATCGAGAACCATCTCGATGGCCTGCTTGACGGACTCGCCCTGGCTAACGACGTCGAAGTCCAAGCAATGCGCAGTCCACAGGCCAGGAACGTCCTCTGCGGGGCGGATGATCGCCCAGCACAAGTAAAAGTCCCTGCCTAGGATCTTCTCGGACATTCTTTCCTCTCTGCGAGACCGGATCCACCGCAGGATCGGGCTTCGCCCAACTCAACATATATATCGGACGTTGCATGTGCAAGATGAAGGCACATCGTGAACCGCTGTACTTTCAGCCAGTTACGAGCCTATCTGCGCCATAACGTTCAGCTTTTGCATTGCAAAAGCATCATCGTACCCGGCTGACGAAACGCCTACCTGCTAGCACGTCATGCCACCAACGGCCCCGCCCCGCCCCCGAGCTCCTCAGCGATCGCCGCAATCGACATGAACGGAAACCGGTAGCGCAGCGTCGATCGCGGATCCCTCAGCGTGCGCACCCAAGCCTGCCAGAGCTGACTCTCGGGCTCGACGTACCAGTGCCCGCCCAGACCGCCACAGCCAGGCGCGAAGTAGCGCGCGAACGGGTTGTACGTGCGGGCTTCATTCGGGGCCGGTCCTGCCCATACAATGCGCTATGCGTCCGCCCGCATCGATCGCACCTGGCACCGCATTCGGCTCCCGCGTTGTGATTCGCGAGTTGCCGCCTGTCCCGCTCGGCCGCAATCGCTTCCGACGCATGTTCCTGTGCGTGTGCAGCGTCTGCGGGTCTGAGAGCGAGGTCATCATGTACAACCTCAAGTTCCATGGGTGCCTGCCCTGCGCGAACGTCGCGAAGAAGGGCAAGCCCGGTCTTACCAAGACGCATGGCATGTCGAAGTCGCCCACCTACCGGATCTGGATAGCGTTACGCCGCCGTTGCTACGTCGAGACAGCCAGCGGCTTCGCTCTCTACGGCGGTCGTGGCGTACGCGTATGCGCTCGATGGGCGTCGTTCGAGAACTTCCTTTCTGACATGGGTGAACGTCCCAGCGGAGATCACTCGATCGATCGCATCGACAACAACGGCAACTACGAGCCAGGCAACTGTCGATGGGCAACCGACACAGAACAGGCGCGGAACAAGCGCAACAACGTGCTTCTCACCGCTCACGGTACGACGAAGACGATGGCCGAGTGGACCGAGCAGTCGTCAGTCACGACTGGCGCGATTACCTACCGCCTCCGCACAGGCTGGTCGCCGGAGGACGCGGTCTCGCTGCCCGCGGGCGCGCGCGGAGATGGCAAGCTCAAGCGCGGCTCGACGTTATCGCGTTGGCGAAAGCGAGCCGGTTAGCTCATGCCGCGTGAGGCCGCGTGTTTTTCGGCTCCGCTGGCCATCGGTACCCAAGAACGCGAGTCGCTGGATACGCTGCGATGCTCACGCTGTTGCCTTGATTTCCACCGAGCAACAGAACGCGACCATGCGATGCGGCTGTCCAGAATGCCACGTGTCCTTGCGTTCGGTCTGGGCCGCGCTGGAGCACCGCTACGGCACCCGCTCGCGGCGTTAGCAACGGCTCGCCCCAACTAAGCCAGCTACGGGCGTTCGCTCGAGCAGGAGACGCAATGCCAGCCTGCTCCATGCACCAGCAAGCAAACGCCGAGCACCATGGCGTCTCGTCGCCAGCAGCCGGCACCAGCCGGGTCGCGGTGAAGTAAAGCAGCACTCGCGCGTTGGCGGCTGGGCCTGGCAACTCGCGCTGGCCCAGTTCGGCGCGCGCGATACGCAGCCATGGCGGATCGTCGGCGTGCTTGCCTGTGGGGATCACGGTCGCGGGTCCTTCTCGCGCGCTCGGACCGCATCGAGTCGGCTGTCGATCTCTGCTTCGGCCGCACGCAGACGCGCGCCGTGATCGCGGATGGTGGCGAGCTCCGCGCGAGCGGCGTCGGCACTGCCTCGGTGGCGTCGGTACAGATCGCGCGCGAGGTCCGTCAGCTCGGGCAGCATGATCGCGAAGAACCTTGCCCAGACGAGCGCGCTCACGTGGCACCTCGAGGTAGCTCGCGCCAGTCAGCCTGGATCTGCTCGAGCAGTCGCTCTGCCTGGTCGAGCTCGCCCGCCTCCACGAAGCGACGCGCCTCATCGTGGTGCAGACGAATGGTCTCAAAGCCTGCGCGGACCCAATCACAGCGAGCACGCACTCGCGCGATCACAGCGCCCGCCTGTTCAGCCGAGCTGATTCCAACTTCGGCCTGCGCGACGGCGACTTCTTGCGACGCAATGCAACCGTCCATCGCGACCGAGTAGGCCGGGTCCACCACGCCAGCCAGGACATCCAGTGTCGTGCGGACGTGTGTGCTTGCAGATCCGAGCGAGCACGCGGTGAGGAGTGAGATGCCTGCCGCTGTCGTCACCACGCGAAGCCACAGCATCACGTCCTCCTCGCACTGGGCGTATCGGGTCTCGTCTTGACCTCGAAGTCGGGCACACCAGACGGCTTCGGCAGCGGATCAAAGCCACTCAACTCAGGGTCCGTGAGCGAAGCGCGTGGCTTAGTCTCGGTGATGCGCACGGGCTCGTAGTGACCGCTGATGCTCGTGCCTGACTCGGGCGTCGCGATTGCTGCCGGGCGCAGCGAGCCCTTGATCTCGGCGAGCTGCAGCTTCGCATCGCGCGCCTCGGCTTTGGCGGTGGTCGCTGAGGCGTTGGCCTGCGCGATGCCCGCGTCTGCCTTCGCCTCGACCTTGCCCACTGCTGTGTTGATCGCGGTACGCGCGCGCCACCAGCCCAGCCCGGCAAGTAGCGCCAGGCCGAGAATCTCGCTGAACACGGGGCCGAGCGTGAGCTCAAGTGCTTCAGCGAAACGGGTGAGCGCGCCGAGCAGCGTCACGGCTCGTCCTTGTCGAGCACGCCGAGATCGTGCAGCACCTTGTGCAGACGCTTCGACGTCTCCGCGGGCTGACGCCTGACGAACTCTTGCAGCGCCTTTTTGTCGACGCGCTTAGCGGCTTCGGTGAGCTTGGCGGCTTTGTCGTTCGGCATCACGGCACCTCGTCTTCTACATCAGGCTCTTCCTCGTCGACGATCGGCATCTGCTCGCCGTTCGGGCCTGCTCGGCCGGTGATATCCGAGACAAGAAAGAGCATAGGCCCCCCATTGTTGTAATCCACAAGTCCCCACGGCTCGTACCCGCCATTGAAGCAGCCCTCGGCGTCGGGTGACGGCCCGTAGACTACGAGCGGCAAGAACCAGCTGAGCAGCACGTGATCGCCCGCGGCGAGGTTTGTTCCGGGCGCGGCTGGATCGCCCAACTGCACGCCATTGGCCGCGCGCCACGCCTCGATTGGCTCTTCGTTTATATCGGTTAGACGTTCCATCTCAGAACCCCCATTGCCGCGCGTGAATCGGCGCGACTGTTGGATTGCCAACCGTGGTGAGATCCGCGCCGCTGATACGATCGATCAGCGTGGCCGGCATCGCGCCACCATTTTCACGGATGCTGCGCGTGAGTGAGTAGAGTGACGTGCTCATGCCCGGAATAGCTGCGACGTCCTCGGCCGCCATTCCGGCGTCGTAGTTGGCCGCGATCTGCGCGAACGCCGGTATGCCAAGCCCGTGCTGATAGCCGATGATTTGCACGCCCTCGCTCGCGTCGCTAGCAGTGACGTCGCCGAGATAAAATGGGTGACCGCCCACGGCCGGCTTGTAGCCGACGAGGTTGCCTCCCGCCTGGTCTAGCCGCTTGTTATAGAGCTTGGCCTTACCGCTCACTACGTCGGCGACACCGTAGATCGAGAGAACTTTGCCGACATCCCCCGGCGCAATCACGATGCTCGGCGCGTTGGTGGCGGCACCGGCTGCATTCGTAAACATCGCCTGAAGCGTGCTGTTGGTGGTGTATGAATAGAGCGAGAAGCCAGACCCACCCGGACTGCAGCCAAGCAACACACGCGCGCGCGAGGGCACGTTCTGCGAGACGATGCGTAGGACGAGGTTCCACCACCATCCCGCGGCGTCTCCGGCAAAACCGGGCGAGCACGTGAAGCGGGCGTTATACGCGAGACCATCTGCTGCGTACATGATCGGCGTCGACTCGTAGCCCCACAGTCGCTCGACACGCTGCGCAACCTGCAATGGCGAGCCGATACGCACGAGGTCGTCGCCGCCGCTAATGCGCTCGACGGAGCGGAAGGGCAGCGCGCCGTTCGCAGCGGCAATGTCGTCTTCGAATCGCCAGCGCTTAGTCGTGAGCGCGCCACCAAGCGACGGCGGCGATACTGTCAAACTTGCATTGAGCGTCGCCACGTTGCCGGCAGCGAGTGACGCGTGGCCACCTTGCAGCGTTTCAACGTAGCCGCTCGAGAAGCCTTGCGCGCCATAAAACTGTCCGACCTGACTCACGATGGTGGCCGCTGGTACCGCGTATGCTCCGCTGACGATCGGCACGTCGGGTCCGATCTGCACACCGTTGATGAACAACTGCAGCGCCCCAGCCGCCGTATAGTTGGCGGTGATACGAAGCCGCTTATTCAGGTCTGCACCCGTGAGCGTATAGGGTGATGACAGCGTAAGCGATGATCCGTTGCCTATGAAGAATCGCAACACCGCTGAGGCGGCCTGCACGAGCCAACCAGTCTTCGCGAGCGAGTCAGTGCAATGCGCGATGAGCTCTGTCGTCGTCGGCACCTTCGTCAGCCACACGTCGAGTTCGACGTTGAGCCCGCTGACTGCTCCGCGAATCCCGCTGCCAGGCGCCGTCGCCCAGCCGTCCGCCGCGCTGTACGGCCCCACCGCGCGGATGCTGTTCGCGTCGGTCTGCACGGCGACACCGACGCGTGTCAGGTGAGCGGTGCCGATGCGATCGAGCTCCTGTGCGGGGACGCCGTTCTGCGGGCCGCCGTTGGCGTCAATGTCGGTCGTGAAGTCGTACGTCAGCGCGAGTGTCTTGCCCGCAATCGGCTTCATACGGCCAGTCTTGTCAACGATGTCATCAGCCCACGCTTGCAGCTCTGCAAGCGTAGAGGAGCCATTTCCACTGCCAAGTCCGAAGCTCGAAACGTTGCGCAACGGAAAGCTGCCGCCAGCCCGTGCCAGCGCCGTCATTCGTACCGTGATCGACGGCGGCTGATACCCAACGATCGATTGATCTGCGCCGATCTGCACCAGCGCTGCACCAGGTCGCTTCAGAAACAGCCGAATAAACCCACCAGAGACTTGGCCGATGATCATGACAGGCGTGCCGGTATCAGCAGCTACGGGAGCCCAGAATGCAGAGTTTTTCTGCACCCCATCACCGCCGTGGACCGAGAGCCCGATGTTCGTTAGGTTGGCGCCGTTGGCGACAAGTAGCCATCCCTTGCCGGTCTCCCAACACTCAGCCAACACTCCCGCCGTTGCATTGAGCAGCGCGTCGATCCGACCGTACCAACCGACCACGAACTCGACCGCGCCACGAATACCGACACCGGGTTCTGTCTGCAAGTAGTTGCCGGTCTCTGCGCCCTGCACGCCGTACGACTTGCGCCCGTCCACACTCGGATCGATCACCACCACAGTCGGCGACCCAACACGCGCCATCGCGTCACCCGGCGCGCCAGTCACCGTGTCAGCGAGCGATGCCGGCGCAATCTGATCGCTTACGACCTGAGTCCCCGCGAGAGTATCTCGCAGGCTCCAGCGATGCGTGACCGTCGCGCCCGCCATCGTGAGCGGCAAGTCTCCGAGAACGCGTACCGCGTCCGCAAACGCCTTGAACTCAGCGTCTGACGGGACGCCACGGAATGCCGAGCTCGCGAGAATCCAGCAGCCGTTGGCACCGAAAGCGCCCGCTAGAGATCCGATGCTGTGAGGCAGTGTCCCCGGCGAGTACCCGGCGCATGCACTACCGTTCGCGACTTCATCGAGACGGCCGACGCGAAGCCGCAGCGCTCCCGCGCCGTCCAGGTAGCCCACCACTAGCATCACTCTGCCGACGTCACTTGGCGTCAGCCGATACTCAGGAGATCCGACGAACGTCCCTGCGCCGTTCACAAAAGCAGCGTTGACCCCACCGGCCGCGGAGATGGCTAGTTGGTGCCCGTTATACGGGAAGGCTGTTTTCGAGTTGCCCGCTAGCATTTGCGCAGCCGCAAACGTCGACGCGCGCGGCACAAACAGCGAGCACAAACCAAACCCCGTCGCTACACCCGCCTCGCCGCCCCCCGCTTGCGTCGCGTAGTAGTTCGCCGCCGAGAAGTTGCGCAGGCCGAGGAGAACAGGAGCTCTCGAGCGCGCTAGGCTACGACCCAATGACTTGCCTAGCGACTTGGCAAGAGACTTCGCAAGAGAGGGCATGTCTTCATGCCCTCGGCACGTAGAGGGTCGCACGAGATGCGGCACCGCCGCTCGTGCGTACGTAGATGAGTCGACCGAAGCCAGCTGGCACGTCGACGAAGGACGCCATCGCGCTGAGCAACGCGTTGTTGCCTGTGGGTGCTAGGCCAGCGAGTGAGAAGTCACCTGTTTCTGCAAGCGGGAAACGCGCGAAGTTAGCAGTCACGTCCACGGACGAAAGCCACAACTGCCAAGTGCCAGCCGGTGCATCGGACGGCGGAGTCGCGACAGCACCTCCATCGATCAGCGCTTGCACCCAAAGCTTGCCGTCAGCGGGAATCTCGAACGACGCGGCCGCCGCGACGCTTTGATTCGGTCCACCGGCACCGAGCAGAAACGGACCGATGGTCTTACTGTTGCGAACAGACATTGCGTCACACCCCTTCAGACGTAATCGACGTAGGTGACGAGCCACTGTTGCGTGGGACAAAGCTTCAGCAGCAAGCGTTCGAACTCTTCGCGGCGCGCCGCAGGGACTTGCGCCTTCATACCGAACACCTGACCGCACCAATAAAGAAAGTAAGGCCAGCGCTGATCCGCGACAGCAACACCGGTGTCATCTGGCACCGGTGGCGGCGCCTCGCGCGTGAGGTTCAAGTTCACGAGGTACCCAACCTCGTTGGTCAACCAACGGTTGCACTGCGGATACAAGTCCGCGACTTCGATGCCGGCAGGCATGGGGTCAGGCAACGGCGCATCAGGGGAAGTGCAACAGAACGCTAAGTCCATCTCAGCGCACTGCACCGTGCCGATGCGCGGGTCGTCGGTGTAGTCGCGTGGGTTGCGCGCGACACGAGGCGTCGTGCCGGGCTGCCACCACTCGTGCAGCCACACGTTGAAGCCGGCAGCTTGCACGACGTCCTGAAGGTAACGCGGTGACTGCCCACCCTGCGCACTCCATGCGCCGGCGAGCTGTAGTCGGCGAGTGGCTTCGGTCGTCGCAGCGGTCAAACCGAAGTGACGTTCCCAGGTCGCGAGCTCGCGCGTGGTGTCGGGCGAGAGGTCTTGATAAATCGCGTCGATGAAATCGCGCGCATCGGCGGGTGCTTGTGCGAGCCCTTGCAGAAAGCGGCGAAGCGTCTTGTTGGTGGTGACGCGCCACGCAGTCGCATCGGGAAGCAGGTGCTGAAGCTGACGAAAAAAAAGCATCCAGACCTCTCCAGTTGGTGGTGATGGTATGTGCGGCTCTCGGTGCATGCGGTGCAGAGGCAACCGAAAGCGCAGACGACTTTGCGAACGGTAACGGGAAGGGGGCGCAAAGACGCAGAACACCGCGCCCGTCGAAGTGGCCAGCGCCAGTCGAAGGCGACACCGACGCTTCTGTCGTCGCCGACGCAGGCACAGTGCTCATCACCGACGCTTCCGGACCCGCGAGGGCGGCTATACCTGCTCCTCCCTGTCATCCCCGTCATCCCCTCGTCGGGTGCGATCGTGAACCTTCAGCCGTACGTCGTCTCGTACACGCATTGAATGGTGTTCACCAGATCGGCAATACCGGGCGCGGCGCCTGCCGAACTCGAGACGACAATGACAAAGTAGTCCATATCCGTGCGGACATGAGACGGCACAACGCCAGGCGGATTGCCTATGGCAGACCACTCACCACCGCCCGCACTGGTTGAGTTCGAGACGATGGCGATTGAGCCATTCAAGGGACCGATTGCCGGCGTAATCTTGAAGACCACGTAGCGCAAGTTGTTGACCGGTGTACCTGAGAGGGCACTGCCTTGTGCGCCGATGACGGCAACGCCCATCAGCATTGCGCCAACTGGGACAGGCAACTTCATCAGAAACGACTGCGACGCTTCGTCACAGTAGAAGACACCGAGAATCAAGCCCGATTCCTTCCATGGCGAACCTGCAGAGATCACGGGTGGGAAGTTTTCGACGACAACCTTCGGCGGGTTGAAGCGAACACCCTTTCCTTCGGCAAACGTCATGTCGTTCGTCATCGAATGCGTGCCAGTCCACGCATGATTCGCAGCGTCGCTGCCAGCTACCGCAGCGGCTACAGGCGCGAGCAGAATGCCTGCCCGGTTGTCGACAACGTTCTGAATGGCAGTCAGATAGTCCGACGCGCCGACCTTATCCGGCATCCCCGATGCGGCGACGCCACCAGCGCCAAGTAACGCTTGTTGGAGGCCCCAGATGTCGTTGACGACCGCCTCTTCCCAAGGTGTCCCAGTCCCGTCACCCGGTGCCCCGACGTTACGCGCTTTGCCAAGCGGATAGCCAGGATCGCTGGTGATGGTCTGTCCGCCGTACTTGTCCTTTGGAATGAGCGCCATGAATCCCTCTTCGCAATCACGCGACGAACGACACCGCGCCGAGCTTCGCCTTCTCTCCGTGACCGAGCGTGTAGGCGTTGATCTGGTCGCCGCCGAGCAGCAAATTGACCGCGCTCACCGAGCCACCAGCCGCGCTCACGACGTCATCCACGACGCCGCTTAGAGCAGCGCGCGTCACACGGTCAACACGTGGTAACTGCGAGAGCCCCACAATGAAAGGCTCGCGCGCGCGCAGGTACTCATCGCACGCACTTTCGATGGCGGCCTGCACCGAAGCTTGCTCGTCGACCTCGAGCCCGGTGACCTCGACGTCGAACGTGGCACGCAAAATGGGGTGCACGTTGACGGCGGCATTGGCTGGGCGGCGCGAGGCCAAGCCCGCTTGATCGGCTTCGATGAGCGCGAGCACAGCGGTTCGTTGAGCGACCGTGGGAATACCGTCTGCGCTGCCCGAGCTCTCGACCGTTGCTTCCACATACACATCGACCTCGCCAGGCGCGCCCGTGTACGGGTAGACGTTCACGATCCCCACGTCTTCCTCACCCCACTGCTGATAGTCCGCGTACGCGCCTCCCTGCGGCTTGTTCTGAGCGCGCGCGATCACCCGAGCACGATAGGCAGCGGGTGTTTCAGCGTCGGCGCCTGTAACGGTCTGCGACAGGACGGTCACGTTGCGCGCGACATTCGGCAGGGGGTTGGCAAATTGAAGGACCGCACCGGGTTGCAAGTTGCCGATCGTGCCCTCGCCACCGCCACCGTTTTGATCGCTCGCAGCACGGATGGTGACCTGCACGGTGGGGGCGTTGAGCGCGACTGCGGCGATAGTCAGATACAGGACGCCGGTCGGAGGAAAGAGCACCTGTTGGTTCGCCGGCAGGCTGCCTGTCTGCGCTTGTACGGGCACGCTGATGACGTGCTCGGCGCGGCTAGCGGCGAGCGGATCACCAACGCCGATCCTGCGTCCCCAGTCGACCAACGGCCGAATCTTGCGCCCGAGAACGACGGTCTCGTTGAACGAAGCGTACTCGGGAAACATTTGCAAAAGCGTCCATCCGGCGTACTTGTAGAGCAGTACATCGACGGCCGACTGAGCTTTCGCGAGCACGCGCGTGAAGGTCTTGTCGAGCAGGGGCGTCGTGTGCTCGAGCGTCGCATCGACCTGCTGCACCACGTTGTCAGTGAGCCCTTGCGTAGTCGGCGTACTCAGAGTCGTCATTCACGCTCTCCCCAAGATGCCGGAATTTGAAAGCGCTCGAGAGCGCCGGTTACGAGCTCCACACTGATATCAAGCATCACTCGGTGAAGTGCGGGGATCGTAGCGCTCGCCTCGACGCTGCGAGCGCTACCGGTATCGACGAGCCACGCAAGGTCGTGCTTGGCCGCGTCTTCCACGCGCCGCAGGTTCACAGGAATCGCGGGCAGCGACCGAAGCAGATACTGAGTCTCGCTGCGATACTTCCGCGCTGGGATGGTCTCGCTAAGGTTACCCCACCACTGCAGCGCGTTGTCACCCTGCAAGCCGCTGTCGCGCTCGTTGCCGCCGAACATCGACAGGTAGCAAGCGGACTCAAGCCCATCAGACAGCACGGCCTGACCGTCGAGAAAATCGATCTCGCCGCCGTCTTCGGTGTGTCGAAGGTGAACATCGGAAACTGGTTTTCTCAGTTGTGAGTTGCGGCGAACTGAGGCGCCTTGAACGAGCGGCGGCGGCGGCAGCAAAAACGATGCAGACGAGCTCATGGCAGTCCACCCACGCAGTAGCCATGCCGACTTGCACGTTTGCGCCGGTTGGCGACGAGCCGAGCGTTAGGGACGACCGCGTCCTGCTCCCCTGACGACGAGCTCATGCGCCCAAGTAAAGTAGGCTAATGCTCGCGGTCGGCACCGTCTCGCCTCCGAGCGTGCCATTCGTCGCGAACGTCCCGATAGTAATGTTGCTACTCTTGCAGAGCTCCAACACATACTGCTGGTACTGCGATGCGTAAAAGTTCCAAGTCCATGTGCATGTACCGGTATCATTTACCGGCACCCAGAACACGGACTTGCCCGCAATGATGCCCTCCGAGTTTTCAACCAAACGGTAGCCGATGTACCCTGCCGTGGCGCTGCTGCCCCGGTTGAACGTGGCCGAGAATGTGTAGTAGCCCGCCTGGTTGAGAGTCCAAATGCCGTTGGCGTACGGCATGTCGACGTGCGGGACATCGTTGCTCCACGTGAGGAGCGTGGAAAACTTGGTCCAGTTACTGCCGGGACCCGCAATGGCGCTCGATGATGAGCCGCTGGTGAGCTTGTGAGACGTGCCGCCAGCCGAAGGCGCCGACGGTCCCCAGGCGCCGGCACCGGCGTTCCATGCCAGGACATTGCCGTTCGCGGGCGCGGTGGAAGCAACCGCACGACCTTGGATCTTTGCGACCGTCGTGCTCGCTGCCGCGCCGGTGACGTCGCCCGAGAGAGTCGTGCCTCCACCCGAGAGGGTCGTCGGCAGCCACATGCTGTAGTCACCGCTGTACTGGAGAACCTGCCCCGGCTCAGGCTCCCAGTTCGAGACGGGGTGGCCTTGGATCTTCGAGACATTCGCGGCGTCTGTCGTCCCCGTGACGTCCCCGGCCATGGAAAGCGACGTGACGGTCTCTCCACCGCTGTCTACCGGCCCGACGCCTTCGCCAGTGACAATCCAGCGGCGCTTCGCAGGGTCCGTGTGTGGACTCCAGGTGAGCTCAATCCAACCGTAAGGTGTGTTGATCTCAACCCAGTCCTGGATGCCAACGCCAGGACGCTGAATGTGACCTGGACTGTTGAGTTTGATAGGCTTCAGGTTCGCCTTACCGCCCGTGTCGTAGTGCTTATGTACGAGGTTGCCGTAGATGTCTAAACCGTTCTCGCCGGACGCGCTGTAGGTCGGGTCTTGGATCGTGTAGTTGTACGTCTTGCCCAGGGCGATGCCAGCCTCGGTGTCGTAGTAGTAGTGTGCAACCGACAGATCCCAGATGTCCCGAACGACCTTCACTGTCGTGTCGGAGCTGGACAGGACGCGAAGCTCTACGCGCGGGTGATATTCCCAGCGATTATCATATCCGCTGTACGACAGAACCCAGCTCTCGCCGGGCTCAGAGTCGTTTTCGCCGACGTTGTGGATGGGACGACCCCAAATGAAGTGCGCGTCGTGGCTGTCCTCGCCCCCAGGCGCCGAAGCCGAATCATCCACAAATACCTCCATCGGGAACCGCTGCGGCGGAACATCATCCGTCAACACAGTCGGCCACCCACCAGCCCTCACAAGTGTGAAGGTTAGATCCTCTTTACTGCTTCCAAGATATTGGGGAAGAAACCGTCCGTCCCTGTACACGCGCTCTTCTGCTCCCTTTCCGAAGAAGATGGAGATCGCCACAGGAGCTTCCGCCGCCTCATACACAACCGGAGTTGTATTTGAAGCAAGCTGGCTCATGGGTACTGTGATCCATGTCATCGTAGACATCCCGTCGTTGTGATGACGCGATAAGCGCGCTCTTCGACGAAGCCATTCACCACGCTGATCGCGACAGGCTCTGTCGTAAGCGTGAAGTCGATCGCGTCGCCACTTGCCAATGTCGAGCCCGGCGTGTCGATCCAGGTAACCGTCATCCGTTCAACTCCACGTCTGCGGTGTGTACGGCGGAGCAACCAGCGTCGAAACGCCGGTCGTCAACCACGCATGAATCAGGTCGCCGATCTGACTTGCCGCTGCGGCGTGCGTGGCTGGTTTGGGTCCAGAGAACTGCAGCGCGGTGCCGAGTGGCGTGACTGGGGGAACGGGCGTGTAGCCAAGCATCCCGCCTCCCACCGTCGCCGCAAAAGCCGCGAACGCGGCGTCGATGCCCGCACCCGCAAGCGGCGTCGCAAAGGCACTCGCGAGCGCCGGCGACAGTGCGGCCGCGGCCGCTGTGACAGTCGTGGAAGCTGGCAGAATCGCCACCGCGTACGCCTGCACCGCATCCGCCCATGTCTGCGCGCACTGCTCGCGCGTGGGCGGGGGCGCGGCGAAGAGCGCTTCGAGGCGTGTCTTCAGCTCGAAAAGGTTCAGCGGCATCAGGTGCCAGGAGTCGGTGCGCCCGACGGCCCGAGTCCGGTCGGATGAATGTGCTGTGTCAGGCTCACCGGCGTCGTCGTCGACTTCGCGGTGATCTCGCCAGGCGCCGAGATGGCCCCGCTCGGGGAGATGGTGACGCCGTTGATCGTCACCGCGCCACTCGGCGCGAGCTCGAACGCGCCCGTCCCGTTGGCAATCACGATCGAGCCATCGTTCTTCAGCCAGACCTCGACGACGGGGGCGCCGGCAACATTGCGTGCGTAGATCCGCTTCTCGCCCGCGCGCGCCTTGCCCGCGTTGCGCACGTCTGCGTACCCGGTGGCCTGCTCCGCACCGGCGCCGCTCGAGTCTTCGAGCGCCACGAAGTCGCCGGGCAATGGATGAGAGTCGTCGCCGGCGTCAGCGTAGTGCGGGGCGGTGACGTTCGCGGTCCCGCCCGGATCGACTTTGACGTCGGCGCCGTGCGCACCTTCCTCGACGACCCGCTCGAACGAAAGCACCTCGCCGACGCGGCTCATAGTGGTTCCTCCCAGGGCATGCGCGCAGGAATCTCGCCACTGAACGAGCCGGGCAAGACAAGCCCAAGCGAAGCGGTGGTCTCGTCGTGCGAGCGCTTCAAAAAGACGTCACGCACGAGAAGCTCAGTCTCCGAGTAGATCATCGCGCTCGGTGCCTTCAGCGTGATGGTGGTGTTCGGCGCCCACAGCGCTTCCTTTGGATCGCGCCACGTCGGCAGGTTCACCACGTACGAAACGCAGTTGCCGAACATCCGGCCCATCTTGGCTTTGACCGCGCTAGGCGCGTCGCCCTTCTCGATGTCGTCGAGCTTGAAGGACATCGAGCGCAACACCCCACCGGCGAGCCGCTCGTTGCGCTGCGTAAACTTCGAACCACCGCTACCGCGCTTTACGGACGTGTAGCCGGTGATCTCCGAGTAGTAGTCCTGCGGGTTGAACGTCGGAATCGCCGAGATAAGCGGCGGTTGTCCTTCGATGAGACGCGCGACCGGATGCCCTGGAACAACCGACTTCCAAAACAAGAGCTCGCCACGCACCGTGCTCGTGATGACGTAGCCACGCTGCTTTGCGAGCTCGATCAGGAAGTCACCAATCTTCTGGTCGCTCTCAACCTTGGTGTCGATCTTCTTTGAGCGCGTCTTGACCCGCTTGAAAGCCGGGCCCTCGTTGCCTTCCATCACGACGCGGATGTTCCAAATGCCAGCGAGCGTCTGCGCGATCTGACGCAGGCTGAGTCCGCTCGCTTCGAAGGGCACCTTACCCGCAGGGAGGTTCACATCTTCGAGCTGCGCTGGCAGCGAGTAGCCAGACACCGCAACGGTCCGCGCATCAGGGTCTACGCGCGGCAGCACATCGACCAAGGTCCCCGTGAAAATGGGCTCACCACCGACGGTCAAATCGAGTGGCTTGAACGAGAACGGTCGGAAGGTGTCGCGAAAGTCCTTCCGCTCGTAGTCGAACGGCGAGGCGAACCCTACGCTCGGATGACTATCGAGACCGAGATGAATCTCAAGGTCGTCCCATCCGCGCCAAGCCTTCTTGTCGATCAGGATCGCCACAGCATCCCGGTCAGAGGTAGTAGGCAATGGTGGTCCCCGCCTGCAGTTCCAAAATCTGAGCGCCGGTGAGCTCGTTCGAAGCGATCAGGAAGTCGAGCCGGTCGTCGACGCTTCCGTAGAGCTCGGCGGCAAGGTCGATGATCGTGCGGTTGCGGTCGAGCACTACGCGGCGCTCTACGGCCAGTGAGAACGAAACCTGAATCAAGTATCCACCGACGAGCGCAACCGCCTGCTGCAGCGCCTGATAGGCGGCGCCGGGGTCGATTTGCCCGACGGCGGCAAAGCCATCGTCACGCCAAGCGACGAGCCGATCAAACTGAGCGAAGACAGCATCAGCGGCCGCGAGCGCGTCGGGCTTTGCCGGGAACGTGTGCTCAGCGACTGACCGCACGCTACCGGCTACCGCACTCATCGCAAACAGGTCGCTGGTATGGAAGGCATTCGACAAGCGGAGCCGCGTGCCGGCGAGCTCTGCGTTGAACGAGTTCACGAACGGCGTTCCAAAGATGCGATTGGCCAAACGTCGATAGCCATCGAGCCGCATCTCTATCCCTATTTGGGCGAGCGCAGGTGCCTTGATGAGGTTCGACACCTGCAGCGCGAGCGCAAGCGGTTGGCCCACGAGCACGTCGAGGTTGTAGTTCAGCGCCTGTTGGTGATCGCGGAACGCTCGATTGACGACTGTGACGCCACCGGCGATGGCGCCCAGGGCGTCGCTTACGACACGCAAGAGGCTCCGCGTGGTCGACTTCATGGCCACGCGTGCGGCCGACGTGCGCAGGTCGGTTAGTTCGCCGAACTGCACCGACAGGGTGGCGTCGACCACATCGAGCGCTGCGATCAGCTCATTGCGCGGGTCGCTCTGGCTCGATGGGTAGAGCGCACCAATGGTCGTCCAGAAGGTGACTTCGAGAACGCTTTGGTTCGCTCCGCTCTTCAGATCATCACGGCGAGTTATGGAGCCAAAGGCAATCGCGTCAAACGACCCGTAAAGCGGATGCTCGAGTCTGCCCGGACCATGCTCGAGCAGCGCAAGCTCGAAGACGGTGGCTTCGAGGTCGTGCGTGGGCCCCGCGAAGTAGCAGCGTAGCGGGTACTTCCGCGCACCGAAACCATTGTCCTGGACGTACGCGCCTTCCACGTCTGGGAACTCAAAGGCCGTCGTACGTTTGTTGACCTCGCGCCCAACATCTTCGTACTGGAAGCGCAGACGCGTGCCACTCGGTGGCGTATAGGCCGCCTCGCGCACCCGATTTTCCCACCCCATTAGAACGCGCCAGACTGCTGCAAACGGATGCCAATGCCGGGCGTACTCGGCTTCTTCGACATGACGGCTTTACCTGTTGTGTCGCGGATGGTGAGTTCGGACTTGCTGGTGGTCGTCGTCTCGCTGATCGAACTCGCAACACGCGCCTGTGGACTCACGACTTGTGGTTCGGCAGGAGCACCAGCGCCGGCGCTTTCGTTCTCTTCGTTCGTGCCGAGCGTGTCACGGCCAACAGAGCGCACCTTGTCGATGGCCCAGCTGATCTTGTCGAACACGGGACCGAGCACCGACAGAAACGTGTCTTTGATGCCCTGCCAGAGGTTCGCAAAGAAGGTGCCGACCGCACTCCATGCCGTGATGAGAGCGCCGATGACGGTGTTGGCAATACTAAGCAGGAAGTCGAACGCAACCTGCGCTGCACCGCGAATGCCTTCCCAAAGCATCCCAAAGAACGCGCCGACCGGCTGCCACGCTTGCACCACCCAGGCGGCTACGCCGATCCAGAAATCGAACACGGGTTTCAGGGCTGCAAGAATCGGCGAGACGATGAGCGTCACCAAGCCGACGTACGTCTCGAACGCGGCCGTCAGGAAAGTCTTCACAGGCTCCCAAATTGCGGAGAAGACGCCGCCTATCGAGCTCGCAATGCGCGATGCGATGTCGGTGATCCCGCTCCACAGGTCGGAGAAGAACCCAGAGATCTCAGGCCAGAAAGCGAGGATGAGCGCGATTGCGCCGACAATGGCGATAGCGATCAGCGAGATCGGACTTGCGTCTATCGCTGCGCTCAGGAGCCACACCGCGCCCGTCCACACTTTCACCGCGAGCGCCGCTGCCGTGATGACGGCGACGACGGTGCCGATGCGTCGACCCCACGTCACAATCGATTCGATGTTGTCTGCGATGGCCTTAAAGAATGCACCGACGTTCTGACTGATGAGCTCGCGGTTTTTGTCGATCCATTCGGTCATGCCTTGCGTGATGCCGCGAAGGCCGCTGCTCTGCGCAGAGTACGCATCGATCGCGATCGTCTTGATGCTCTCACTCATCTTGTCGAGGTCGCCAGTCAGCGTAGCCATGCGCAGGTCGGACATCTTCTTGGCGGTGCCAGTGGCATGGTCGAGGTCTTCGACCAGTTCACCGTACTTGCCGCTCTCGAACAGCCCCTTCAAGTTGATCGCTGCCTTCTGACCGCGCAGGCCAACGAGGTCCGCAAAGAATGCGAGTTGCTCCATGTTGCCGCCCGCTCCCTTGCCTGCTTTCACGAGCTCGCCGAGTACGAGCGCCGGAGACTTCATGTTGCCAGCCGCATCCTTGAAGCTGATTTTTAGCTTCTTCATCTTGGCGGCAATCGCATCACTGGGCTTGGCCATCATCGTCAACATGGTCGCGGTCGCACTACCGGCTTCCGAGGCATCAAGACCCGCGTCCTGCAGAGAAGCCACCATGGCCACGGCGTCGTTCAGCGGAATCTTGAGCTGCTTCGCGACAGGCCCGACCTTCGACATGCTCTCGGCGAGCGAGCCAATCGAGCTCGCGGTTTTGACAGACGCAAGCGCTAGTACATCGGCAACGTTGGTCGCCTGAGAGACGTCGATGCCCATGCCTTTCATCACCGCACTCACGGCGGCCGACGTCTCGACCAGATCCTCGCCAGCCGCTGCGGCCGCATACGTCATGCCCTCGATGCCTGCGAGCGCTTCTGCTTCGGTAAAGCCGCCCTTGGCCATGGCTTCCATGGCACCAGCCACATCCGTAGCGCTGAACTGCGTTGCGGCACCGAGCTCGAGCGCCTTCTTTTCGAGCGCACCGATCTCTCCGCGCGTCTTCAAATACGCAGCCCCGAGGTTGGCCATCTGTTGCTCAAACTCCATGCCCGGCTTGGCTGCGAGTGCGAGACCCGCACCCGCTGCGGTGAACGCGGCCGCGGCACCGATGCCGACCTTCTTCATGCCGCCGAGCCAGTGGTCAGCAGCCTTATCTAGATCCTTGATTCCTTTCTCGGCAGACTTGACGAACCGCTGCATCCCCGACTGCATGCGCGCGACGGGTGCAGTCATCTTGTCGACGGCCTTGAAGATAGCTTCGACGGAAAACCGGCTGGCCATCGAGAACCTACCTTCGTCGGCGCGGCACACGCGGTATTGGCGCTGCGCCTTTGGGGTTGGTGTGCTGGCGGAGTTCGCCGCGTAGGCCGCTATAGAAGAAACGAATCTCAGCCATGCTCAGCGTGCGCGCGTCGGGCAGTCCCGGATAGTCGCGGCAGATCTGCAAGAGCATCTCACCGTAGACGGGAAGGAGTTTGTGGCCAGACGATTCGTGGGTTTTTGGTAGATGCGCGTCGGCGCCGTCTCGCACGAGCGGGGTCGACGCGTTCAACCCAAAAAAAGAGTCACGAGCGTGCGACAGACCTTGAAGTCGCGGTTCGGCAGTTTCGAAAAAGTCGCGGCTGGCTGACGCGTCATGTCCGCCATGATGGCGACCAGCTTCGCGACGTCCTGCCCCCTCTTCTTATTGTCCATCGCCATGAACGTCGCGCCCGTGGGCTCGTAGAAGGTGATTCGCTCGCCACCGCTCAGCGTGTAGACAGGCTGTCCATTCTCGTCGACGACGAGCGAACCTCGTTCCATCGCGCGTACGATGATGTGCTTCGCTTCTTCGAAACTTCTCGTGTCGTCGACGTCCATTCGCGACGTGTCGATGTCGAGATCCATTGCTTCGATGAAACGCTCGAACTCCTGCTCGGCTACTTCAGTGGCTACCTTCTGCTGCTCGTGCATGGGCCTCCTGCGAACATGTGTTTGGTAGCGGGCCTTGGAGTCGAACCAAGTATCTGCGGGTTATGAGCCCGCCGAGATGCCGTTTCTCTAGCCCGCCAAAAGATCGAGGGCGCCCGCAACACGCAGGAACGGGCGCCCTCTCACTCCCATCACGAAGCGCCGGGGCGCCTCACGGTGGCTCCTATTGTTTGGTCAACTTGCCCGGTCCCATGAGGGAGCATCCGAGCGTGCTGTTCTGCGAAGATCCTTCGACCGCATCGGTGACGATGCCGCGTCCGGAATACGTGGCACCTGATGCGAAAGTCACCGACATCGAATAGAACCCGTCGGGGTCAGCGTCCTTACCGTCGGCGATGTCCTGCAAAAACTCTTGATCCCCACGTACATCGTCGATCGCGAGCGTCAAGCCGGTGATGGCCCAACCGACGCGCGTCTTGACGACGCGACCCGTACCATCGCCGTTCATCTGCACTTCGTTTTCGAACCCGCCGAACTTGCGAGTCGCATCCGCGTCGGCTGCGACGGCAAAGCCGCGACCGCGAATCTCCACTGCTTCAATGCTTCCACCTGACATGGTTCAGACTCCCCCCTAATGATTGGACCGAGCGCGACCGTTCACACGCCGGGCGTCTGCGTGCCGAAGTAGAAGCCGAACGAAAGGGGCGTGCTGACGATGTTGGTGTTGCCCGAAAGCTGCACTTCGACCTCGACGTCAAGGCGCTTCGGATTCTGAGTGCTGATCGCCGCGGTGGTCTTCTTCTTCGCGACTTCAGGATCGCTGATGATCGCCTCGAGTCCGAGGTTGTCGAGCATCGCGTTCGCTTCCGCCACGGCGGCGCGCGGCTTGCGCGCGGCTCGGTTGACTGTTGGCTGATCGTTCGGAATGAGCGGCGCGCCATTCCAGTCATCACGCTCGAAGCGAAGCGCCATATTGAAAATCACGTTCTGCAACTTCACGATGTCGCAGACGTAGCGATAACCGGGAGGATCTTCGCCGGTGGGTCGATAGAACGTCACGATGTCAGACAGGTTGACCACGCCGTCTTTGACTTCGATCGTCGAGCTACCGGCCTTCAAGGCAAGGTCGCGGTTCAGGTAGTCCCACTGCACGTCGTCCGCGCCCGGGATAAGACCCGTCGCGCGCTGCGAGCCGTAGTCGACGGGCGGGTTGTTGTTGGCGACCTTCGCGATGCGCGCGACCTGGCGCGCGGCGACGACGAACGGCAGATCTTCGGAGCCCGGTGAAACGAGCTGCCCATTGACTTTATCAGTGCGGCGCGAACTACTGATGGCCGTTGCCTCGGCGCGGTCGGCAATCGTGTTGCCCGTGAACGCGACGAACGGCTTGCGCACCGTATCTCCCCAACGACCTTCACCCACCGTCGCAATGGCATCGAGCGCCGTCGTGTCGCTGATGTTCAGAGCGTTGACGACAAACGTCTCCCAGACGTTACCGAACTGCGCGAGCGCGGGCCCTACGCTCGGATTCACCAGGCCCCCAGTAGGCTGTGTGAACGCGAAGGTGACGCCGTAGCTATCGCCCTCGACGCCAAGGCGAATCGCGTTGGCGCTTTCACCCTTCCACTTCGACATCAGGCTCAGCTTCGTCGCGGCAACGATGATCGTAAAACTGTCACCGACCGCAAAGTTGGTCGCGCCATCCGTGATCGTGAACTGCAGGCCACCCGTATTGATGACCGTCGCGCCTGCCGGGCCAGGAGTCATCGTCACATTCGATGAGACGACATTCCCGTCGGGATCGGTGAGCTTGAAGACGCCGCCATCAGCCACCGCCGTGACGAGCGTGAGCTTGTACGCGCCGGGGCGCGGCGTGCCCGTCACAGACGGCGCTGTGACTGTCCCGTTTCCCGTGTTGGTGCCTGGCTGCGACGTGACGGTGCCGTAAGTGGGCAGCGCCGTGGCCGGCATTTCGAGCACCGACGCGATGGCATTCATCATCGCGCCAATGATGTGCGAGACGCTCGCGCCCACCGGAATCACGAAGGGCGCCGAGTAGACGTTCCCCACGCGCACGCGATAGGACGCTGCCTTGGTCTGTGTGCCGACTGGCGTGATGTCACCCGTCGCGGCAGAGCTGCCAGGCGCCTGCTGCAGCAGAAAAACGTCGACCGGAACGGTTCCCACGCCGTCGCCATTGGCGGGAAGGAGCTGCCGCACAATGTGGTGCGCAGGCGAGCCATAGCCAGCCTTGTTACCGACCTCGGTGGCGCTGCCAGCTGTGAACTTTTTGGAGCTGTAGACGGCGTCCGTCGAGCCCTGCGCGAGCACCGCAATGCGTTGCGGTAGAAACAGCACGCGACCTCCACGAAGGTCTTTGAATTCGGTGCCGATCCCCAGTACGCGGGCGACGGCGGATGCGTCAACGGTCATCTCTGCACTCCTTCAGTGAGGATAGTTCGCGGTGAAATAGATCTGCCCGGTGTGCCCGTTGCGCTTGACAGACGTCGAGATCAGCTCGAGCGGGACGCCGGTCACCTGCGGCGAAAACTCGCTAAACTCGACCTGCAACGAGATGCGCGCAGCCCCAATGGACTGCGCAAGTCGATCGTTGGCGCTCGGCTGAAAAGCATCAATCGCGTTGATCCAACGCCGTACTACGACACCACGCATGCCGAGATACGTGTACGTGGCGGCCATCAGAATATTGCGCACGAGGCGCACTGTGCGATGCGCCCGCATGTTCGCAGCTTGGTCGCCGGGAACATGACCGAGCGTCGCATCTGCGCTCGCGGCATAGGCGTAACAGTCAACATGATAGATTGCCGTGGCCTTCTGAGACTCGACGACGTTGCTCCCCGTCATGTCGAACGTCAGGCCATTGAACCAGACGTTCACCACGCGCGGCGCCTCGTCAGGATTCTCGAGTGTCTCGGGCAGGTCGAGATACTCGTTCCACGGGTCCGAACGTTCCGTGTAGATGTTCAGCGCCCATTCGTTAGCGGGCTTGCCAGCTGCCATCGCAAGCGCTTTCTGATTGGTCGTCTCCGCGAGCAGGATGGCCGCAATCTCGTCGCGTACGCGTTCGAAGGTGTCGGTCTTGTCGATCAGCTGATCGATGAGAGGTGCCGACACATTCAACCCCGATAGGCTTCGAGAAGACAGTCGACGCGCCCAAGCACGTAGTCAGGCATCGCCTGAATGACCTTGAATGCGTGCTCGTTTCCGTGCGCGTCAGCGAAGCGCACCACCCACGGCTTCGAGCCCGCGTCGGCGATGCCCCGTGGTTCGCCGATACCCGACGTGCGCAAAGGTCCGGTGAGGAGTGAGACGGTGACTCGTCGGCCCACGATCATCACGCCGGTGTCAGGATCGACGGTCTGTCCGACATCGGCAGCGAGGCCAGCCACGACAACGGATAGACCTTGCGGATTGATGAGCGTCAGGAGCTGGCTGAAACCCGAGACGGTGTCGCTAACGATGCTCGCGTGATCAGCCTTCGCCAGATCGAGCAGGCTCACGTCTTGGTTTCAGGAGTGGGCGCAGACGATGGCTCTGGCTCTTCCGTTGCCGGGTCCTGCTCATCGCCAGCCTTTGTCACGATGCCGGCCTTATGCAGCTCTTCGAGGCGCTTCTCGCCGTCGGGCAAGTCCTTCGCACTGATAGGCGAACCGGCTTGAATCATCTCGCCATGGATCGCTGTGATCGCCTTGCCCGCGGCGACCTTGTATTCGGATTGCTGCTCGGCGTCCGCATTGGTTGCTCCGGGCACCGTTGCACCCGTTTTGGCAAGCTGCGCGGCTTCGCGCTGTTGCTCTTTGGCCTTTTCCGATTCGCTCAGCACCGGCTTTTGCGAGGTACTCTGCTGATCGGCGGTCGCCGGTGGTGGCGATGGTTCACCACTGCCAGTGCTCGGGCGAGTTTGCTCGGCGTTACGCAGAGTCGTGAGCAACTCGTTGAGCTGCTGTGAGCTCATCCCGTCGGTGTTGGGAGCGTCGATTTTCAGTTTTTCAGCCAGGGCCCGCACTTCACCCGCGAGCTTCTCGTCATTTCGATTCGCCATGAAATGTATCTCCTAATCAGGCGCGCGCGGCACCGTCGTTGAGCAATCAGGGTCGCTGTGGTGTGGCGTGAGTTAGACGCTGGTCTTCAGGCAGCCGAAGCTGTCGATCGCCGTCGGGATGGTGAGCGGCCGCGTGCCGCACTCGATCTTCAGGTGCTTGTTGTTGCCGGTGATCCAGGCATTCACCGTGAGGTCGAGGCGACGGTCACCGTTCGAGATGCGATCTGGCAAGAACGCAAGCGCACGGTCCTCGGGTTTGGCAATCAGTGGAATGGCGCCGAACGTCAGGTCGAGGCGCGCGTTCTCGGAGATCATGATCACGTTGTCCGGATCGACGTAGTTCTTCACGGCGCGCGTCTGCGGGTCGACGTAGGTGCCGTCGTAGACGTACATCTCGTAGTCGTAGTTATCGATCGTCAGCGTGCCCTTGAAGGAGCCGCCGCCCGTGCGAATCACAGGCTGAATCTGACCGACGTTGATACGGAGGATGTTGAAGAGTGCCTTCACTTTCGTGTTGTCGAAGAAGCGGCGCCACGCGCGCTTGCCGAAGATGAGCGTCTTCGGAATCTGCCGGCCGTTCGTGCGAACCGCTTCGCCCAGAGCACCCACGTCAGCGATGGGATCGTCGGAGCCACCACCCCAGTTTGTGCCCACCGTCGGGAAGTGCGCCACGCGCGGACCGAAGTCGAGCAAGTAGAGGGCACGGCCAGCGTTGTCGACGAGCGTCAGCTTCCCCGTCTGCAGCACCTGCGCAGCTTGAAGCTCGACCGCACGACGGATTTTGGCTTCGAGCTTGCGCATGACCCGAAACGCCTTGAGCGTGGCGTTCGTGTTGAAGTTCGGATCCTGGTAGACGAACTCACCCTGATTCCTCCCCATCAATTCAAACGCACTGATGGTCGCTGACTCATCGTAGACCGGAGGCGTGAATGCCTTGGTCTGGTAGTATGCGAGCTCGTTCTCGCGGGTGCCCGTCGTCAGATCCTCCACGACGATGGCAACCTCTTCTTCATCACGGATGATGTCGAGCTCGACCTTTTCACTGGTGTGAAAGTTCTTGTCGGGCGACTGAAAGAAGTTGGTGAGGAACGGGACGGGCGTCGCCTCGTTCGTGTACGCGGTGATCAGATGGATCGTGGATTCGGCGCTCATGTCTCGAGTTCTCCCCTTCGTTTGGACGCACCTATCCGACGACCCGCGCAGTACGCAGCGAGCACTAAGGATCTAGATGGGTCGCCTGAACCTTTTGTTTGCGGACTAGACCTGTGTCGCGAGCTGCTGCACGTCGACCGGCGTCAGGCCATAGTCGCGGAGCATGTCGAGATGGGCCGCCGTCAACGCGTTGCCGTTGCCGTCGGCATGGATGATCAAGTGGTTGCGATTGACCTCGCCGCGAACCATCGCGCGAATGGGCTCATCGCCAGCGCTTGCGCGCGTCACTTCGTAGGTCAGAACCGCGCGCGGAATCTCGGCGCCGAGCGACCCTGCCGGAACCCACGGGGTGAGCTTTCCGGAGGCGGTCACACGCGCCAGAATCGTCCCTTTCAGAACGGTGGCGGCACCGGTGAACGTCAGCAGTTCGTCGCGGAACTGGCCGTCCCGAAGTTCGACGTTGTAGCCGTAGTAATGCGTCGTCGTTTCGATGTTAGGCACCCAAACCCCCTCGCTTCTTCAGCTCGGCAACGACGAGGTCGCCCATGTCCGGCTGAGTCGTTTTGTTCGCCACCGTTGGCGGAGTGGCCGCGTTGTCGGCGATGGTGCCCGCTTGATCGGACTCCTGCTGACGAGTGCTTCGTGCGCCGACGTTGAGGGCGAGCGCGTTGTAACGAGCCATCGCCGTCATGGTCATTTTGTCGCCCTTGCGCATTGCGCCAATGGCGATGGCCATTCCCTCCGATACCGGCCCGAGCGATTCCGCAATGGTGATGTGCGAGTCCACGCGATCGCGCTCTTCAGCAACACCTTCCGCTTTGGCGGCGTCGTAGACATCGGGGTGCGTGGCTTTGAGAGTTCGTAGGTCCATCTTCTGCTCTTTCTCCTGCATGCCCCCGACGTCTTCGGCGGCAGTCGTCTGTCCACCGACAGCGCGCAACGCAGGCTTTGCAATGCTGTCGATCATCCCGCGCTTCTTCGCTTCGCCCGCGAGAAGCGTGGCGCCGCGGCCATAGTTTTCTTTGACTTCCTTTACGGTGACGCCGTTGCCGCGCCCGCGCGCGATAGCGTCAACGAAGAGCTCGTTCACGGCGTCGAGGTAGCGAACCACGACCGCCTTACCCTCTTCAGTCGTTGGATCTGGACGCTTGTCGGGTGAATCAGAGTTCGTAATGTCGATGATGCTGTCGTCGACGAAGTAAGACGTCGCGGTGCCGATCGAGCCGAAGTTCGACGCGACCCCGATGGCCTCGATACGTCCAGCGACTGCCGCAATGGCAAACGCGGCCGACTGAGCGTTCGCCGCTTTGACGCTCAACGGTTTCTGAGCGCGGAAGCTCTCGATCGCAGCTAGCGTCTCGAAGAGGCCGTCGACATTGCCTCCAGGACTATCGATGTAGAGCATCGCCGACTTGATAGCGGGGTCGCTCTGCGCAAGTGCGAGCGCGTTGTTGATGCCACGATACGTAGTGTTCCCGCCCCCAAAAAAAAGCGAGAAGAAGTCTGGTGTTTTGGTCAGCACACCCTCAATGCGAATCTGAGCGACCGAACCCGCTACACTCATGCCACGCGGAAGCTCCCCATCACGAGCAACGACCTTGCCTTCGTCTTCCGCCTGGCGGTCCGAGAGCATGGTGAGTTGTGCCTGCGTCGGTTGCGCTTTGAGCTGCCGCGCGTGTGCGAGTGCATTCGCGGTTTCCTTGTTCAGAAGCCACATGGGTCTCTCTCGCTTTCAGGACACGACGCGAAGAGGCGCCGCAGCATCTTCGTCTTTGTCTTCGTTGTCGTCGTCTGATGGGCCGTCTGCTGGTGCGGGCGGTGAGTCTGCGCCGGTCGTTTGAAACTTCGGATCGAGCGCCTTCAAAGGCGCGTTGGCGCGCACGAGGTCTTCGTTCTCCAGGCGCAGCTTCTTGACGTTCTGCGAATACTTCGTGCCGGTGAGCTCGCGGCTTGCGCGGTCGCGCGTGATCCACCCTTCGGCGACCAGCAGCTTGTAACCGGTGACCAGCTTGCTCAGGTCGACGGACGGTTTGATATTTCCGGACCAGTCGCACGAGGTCCACGCAGCGAACACGTCGTAAAGGCTTGAGGCACGCCACGCCTCAAGCAGCCCAGGCGCATTGACCTTGCTGGTCAGGGCCATCGCGAGCAGCCACTCGACATAAATGGGCTGGCAAAAGGCGTCGCCAAAGTGCGTGCGGACCTTGTTCAAGTAGATCTTGAACTCGTTGATCGCGGCCTGGCTCGCGCTGTAGTTCGACGAGAACGACAACCGAAGAATCTCGGGCGGAATCTCGTTCGCCCATGCAATCGCCTGCACGATGGCTTCTTCGAACCCACCAAACTTCTCGTCCGTGCCGTGCGAGGGAAAGCCGACTGGCTCTTCGCCAATGCCAAGCTCGTCGATCACCAGGCCAGGAATGCCCTCCGCTACGGCATACGCGCGCGGCACGCCGGTCCCGTCCGGAGTCGTTTCCACAACGCCGCGTCGCACCGCACCTGAAGCGATGGGGCGCGTGCCCGGACCTTGCGGCGACGAGCGTTTGATGAACATGGCGAGCATCGAGTTGACGACCGCTTTGCGTTGCACGCTGTCGCGGTAGCGGTCGATCTCGCGCAGCGACTGCAGCACCAGTGCAAGCAATGGCTGGCCGCGCACGTCGTCGAGTCGCTTGTCGGTGCCATAGACCAACCACGCAAGTCGACGCCCCGACTTTTCCCCGTACGCGGGCAGACGCTTCGAGGTGCCGTCGGCCTGGCTGACCCAATAGGCGACCTGCCGGCCCATAGCGTCGAGCTCGACGCCGTGGGTGACCTTGTGTCCCGCCGCGAGCGGGACCGGCTTCGTGAGGAACGTCGGCGACTGCACTGCCGAGCCTTTGATCAGTTGCACGCGCGGCAGCTGCGTCGGCTGAAACTGCCGCAATACGACGAGCACGTCGCCGGTGATCAGCGCCTCCATGCGTGCGAGCGCCTGCAGCGCGCCGAACGTCATTTGCTCGCTGTGGTCACAGAGCCACGGATCGCTCTGCCAGAGTGCGAAGCGCGACTCAACGTCCTCGCACCATTCAGCGAGCGAATCTTCCGGACGACCGAGCAGCTTTTCTGCGGGAGTTGCCTCGAGATGCAATCCGACCGCGATCTCGTTGGTAACCAGCCGTCGAATCAGACCGCGCGCGTAAAGGTTCGTCTCGAAGAGTTGAGAAGAGCGGGCGCGCAGCGTCCAATAGTCCGCCGTCAGAAGGTCGGTGACGCCGAAGCCTCCATCAAACTTCGAGCCCGTGTTCCAGCGTTGCGCAATGTCGAAGCTGCCGAGTGCCGTCACCGGAATCACGACCGGCAAACCTCGCGCGGCATCGATCGCAGACGCAACGCGCTCTCGCGCTATGGCGAGCTGGGAGCGCAGGCGAGCGAGCATGGCTCAAAATCCCGGTCTAACGATGAGCGTACGGCCGTTGCCGTTCACCTTGCTGAGAAGGTCGGCGATATCAGACTCGAGCAGCTTGATCTGCAGTCCTAAGGTCGCGATGTTGTGCCGGGTCACCTGCTGCGTCGTCGCGCCGGTTGTCAAGGTGTAGGATTGCGTTCCGCCGTTGAGAATGCTCTCGTAGACGCTCTCCAACAGAAGAAGCCGCGCTTCTTTCTGGGCGAGCCGGCCTTCGTAGAATTCAGCGACGGTGATGGCCATGGACACTTACTCGGTGTGAAAGGCGCCTGCCGCGTAGTCCCAAAAGACAGACCAGTTCACGGCTTCGAGTTGCAGCTGATTGATGCAGTAGTCGACCGCGAAGATTTCGAGCGCGGCGTTGCTGTACACGAGCAAGTCCCAAAGTTCGTTGTTCGCTCCGGACGGCCGTCGCCACTCCCACCCAATCCGCTTGCCGGTGGCTTTGTCGATGCGTTCGCTCTTCACCTCGACGGTGAGCTCGCGCAGCTGCCTGTCGCTTGCGTCCGAAGGCGCGTTGAAGTGCCCAGGCGGTTGGATGTCTTCACCATTCCATTCACGTCGCAGCGCCGCCGACCAACGATCCTTGTAGATGTCGACCGTGATGCCGAAGGCGCGCGTGCCAAGTGGCGTGGTGAACTCGGAAAACTCGCGAACGAGCGCGTGCTTCGGCGGAGACTCGCGACCCTTGACGGGAAAGACGCCCGAGTCGTACTCCGCCGCAAAGGTGTAGACGTCATCGGCGCGGTAGCCGGAGTCGATCAGCGTGACCGCGATGCCATACCGCCAGCCGTTGTCGGCGACGTATTCCTTCTTCTCGATGAGCTGCCGCAGCTGACCCCAGGTATTCGGGTCATCGAGTTGCTCCGTGTTGCCCTCGTAGCGCCAGTAGTCGACCAGGATGGCCCGCCGATCACGACACCAACCGATCACGCTGACGGCAAGGTTTTCTTTATGAACGTCGACTTGGCAGGTCAGCAGTAGGACCGGCCCGCTGCAGATCGTTTCGAGCGTCTTGTTCGGGACCTCGCCGTACCTGTACCAAGCGCGGCGGTGCCCCGAGACGGCTTCGAACTGGACCTTCTGACCGCGCAGCTCAAAGGGCTCGCCGAGCACGTTGTTGTAGAAGACCTGTAGCGCGGGCATGTCGCGCGGTCGGTTGTGCTCTTCGTCCCAGGCATCGAGCCACTTCGCCACGCACGTTGCCCACGTCTGCATGCCGACGGGGGAGTAGAGCGCGCTGATGTGGTAGCTGCGGATGTCAGGACTAACGGGCTCTGCTGTCGGCCGCCATTCCGCGCCGTGCTCTGGCGCCAAGAGACGGGTCTTGTCGTCGTTCGTGTGCGGGTGGCTGCAACGCTCGCAGCGATAACGCACCGAGTCCGGCACGAGGCGTCCGTCGTCGTCGGTCTCCCAAACGATGCCCGTCACGACGCCGTGCTCGTCTTGTCGGCGCCAGCGCAGGTGTTGCGGGTGTCCGCACGCGAGGCAGCAGACGAAGTAGCGGCGCTGGTCTCCCTGTGCGAAGCGTTTGGCGATCTTCGACTGGCCTTTGACGAGCGGCGTCGAAATATCGAGGATCTTGCGACTGCCCTCGTAAGCCGCGGTTCGGTCTGCAGAGAGCTTGATGGGGTCGCCGTTGTTGCCCACGGAGTCCGGCCAGCCGTCAATCTCGTCGCGAAGCATCATCTGAATCGAAATGGACCGGAGCTTGTTCGCGTTCTGCGCGCCGAAAGGGATGAGAAAGCCTCCGCCTAGCCACTCGATACGCTTTTCGGTTTTCCCAGTTTTCCTCGTGTTCTTTTCGTCACTGCTGCGTATCAGCGCGTCGAGCCCCGAATACTGCAGCATCGGCGTGATGTACGAGTCGACGCGTAGCTTCGCGAGCTCGGCGTCCGCTGTCACGAGCATGACCGGCGCCGTGCGCACGTGGTCGATGTAATAGCCAATCGCGTTCTCGAGCACGCCGACCGTCGCGCCAATCTGGACGCCCTTCATGATGACGATCTCGCGCACCGGCGAGTCGACAGAAAGGCAGTCGACGATCTCTCGAAGGTATGGCGCGACGCCGTAACTGTACGGGCCCGGCAGCGACGTCACCGAAGGCGGCAGGTAGCGCCGGTCTTCAGCCCACTTCGAAGGACTGATGACGATGTGCTCGGTCGGCAGCTCGTCGAACCGCTGTGCCAGCCACTCGCGCTCTTCGCCAGTGGTTTGGAGGTCCATGGCGTTTGTCCCTTAGTGGAGCCGGGGAGTCCACTGACAGTCACGTCGCCTGACGGCAGGCTAGACGTCATGACTCAGTATCAAATCACCGCGCACGACCGAACGCGCATCGCAGCGCTTAGTGGAACATCACTCCGGACGGTCGAACGCATCTACGCAGGTAGTCGATCCACGTCGACGACCCGTTCGAGAGTCGAACTCACGGCAAAAACACTCGGTCTAGTGCCGCCACCGCCAGCCCCTGACAGTGCCGCTATTTAGTCAGACTCACGCGCTTCCAACTCCGTCCAGCGGTCAGTACAGGTCGCGACGATAAATGTGGCCCACGCCGAGGATGGCGTCGCGAGAGTCGCAACGCATCTCCGGATACTCCGTCTCGACGCCGTGCAGCGCCCACGCGAAGAACGCACCGAGGTTCGACGTGTAGTTGCCTGACCAGTCGCCGACGTAGACGCTGTAGCTCATGACCTCTCGCACGCGCTTCAAGCGACGCGAGCTGCTGCCGCGCGCGCCTCGTCTATCGCCGTGCAGAATGCATCTTCCGCTTGCCGCGCACTTCGTTCACACCTGAATTGCAACGTAGTGTGCGTAGCGTGCACCGCAATTTCACGTCCCCATGCGGACGTCTTGCGGTCGAGCCCTGACAGTTTTCCAAGGTCAATGGATTCGACGTGCTCGTTACCGAAGAAGCCCTTACGGCAGAACACAACACGCTGGTTGGTCGCGATCAGCACGCCGCGCAGCGATCCTCCGCTCTTCTGCAGAAATCCTTTGACCCACACCACAACACACTCCTCGCGCCTGGTGTGCTTCGCTTGAAAGTGTTCCGCGTGCCCTGAACGATCGCTCATCTTTGCCCCGAGCACCTTTGTCGGACGTCGACGCAGCAAACTTTAGAGCAACGGCGTTTCATCATCGATGACCTCCGCGATGCCACCGCGCAGCACGCGCGCGGCCGTCGCCTTCAGCGGCCGTAGATGCGACTCGAGGATGTCTCGCACCGTCTGCTCAGCTTCCTCGACCGGCGTGCCGCCCTTGGCTGCCGCGTACAGGCGTCGCGCGATGGTCGTGGCTGCGTCCTGCAGCAAGCGGCGGTTGGCCGCCTCGATGTGGCTGAAGACGTGCGTCTTGACGAGCTCGCGCGTGATGAGCCGGCCGCTGCGCTCATCGTTCTTCAAGTCCTTCTCGCGAATCGCCGAGATGCGCTGCCGCGCTTCGAGCCAATCCTTGAACGCCGTCGATGTACCGAACCGCCGCGTGAGCTGGTCGAGCGTCAGGTTCGCGTACTTCGCGATGTCGTCCGGCGTCGCCTCGCGGTTGTCATCGTCGCGAGCGGCCGCGCCAGGTGGTGCAGACGGCTTTGCGGGTGGTCGATGTAACGATGCTGCAGTGTTGCTCTGTGCAGCCCCGACGGAATGCCCACCAGAGAGCTTCGAGGAAGGTCCGGGCGCGGGCGGTGGACACGTCGCTGTGACGCTCCCAAGCGGCATGCTCGTCGACCCGCGGTCGCGGTTCAGCAAGTAGCGCTGCACCTGCGGATGGTCGAAGTCGACCCGCGGTCCGATCAGAGCGTCTGGGAACGCCTTTACGGCTGCCTTGGTGATCGCGGCCTTGGTGACGCCAGCGACCTTCGCGAGCTCGGTTTTTGTGATCGTGCGGGCCAATTAACAAGAGTATACAGGTCCCGATACACCTCAGTAAACCCGGCTGTAAACCTCAAAATGTCTAAGAATCTCGGCGTCCGCATTCTAAACTGCACCCCCACCCCCACCTCTCCCACAGAACCTACCCGATTTTTCTCGTACCACTGTACGTGTGCGCGAGGTAGGCAAAGCAATGATGGTAGGAGCATCTGGCATGGCCCTACCTCTCCTCCTCTCCATCAATACCCTACGATGCCGAACCGCCTGGCTTGGGTGAGAAGTTCGTTCCCGAGTATGCGCGGGATACGTGGCGTAACGACATCGAGTGCAAGTTGCAGCGTCGGGGTCGGCTTCAGCGTCACGGACTTCTTGCTCAGGTCATAGACCATGCGGACTGTGAAGCGCCCTTTGCTGGTGTGCTTGACCCTGAACAGCCCCTTACGCCTGCCAAGGTCGAGGAAGGCAACTCCCCCGGTCTTCCCAGCGAGTCGGATCGCCACGGCATTACGGCGCTGCCTGATACCCCTGACCTTTGCCGCGACTTGAATGGCAGTCAGGTAGTTCTTCTTTTGCACCTGCTTGGTGCGCGTGGCCCGCTTCGCCATGCCCGCAGCACTCGACGTCGGAATGGCCACGCCGTGCTTCCCGTGCGCTTTCTCGGTACGGCCTTCTTCCTGTTCAGCCATGTAGGCGGCAACCGAACCGACTTTCGACTGCATCGTCGAAACGTCGAAACCCTGGGCCTTCTCGATGCGTAGCGAGTTCACGGTGAACTTGTTGCGCAGGACGAACTTGCGCCCAACTTGCTGCACCCATTCTCGGCGCGCATCGAAAGCCGTTGTATTGAGGGCGCCGCGGGCAGCTGCTGGCAGCGCCTTCTTCGCGAACTTGCCCATGTCGTCGCGCAGCTTTTCTAGCCCACGCAGCTCGACATGAACCATGGCCGCTGTGCCTCCGATGGATGGGTCTCGCGTCCCGCCAAAGTACGTGCGCGAGCCTATCGAAACCCTCCAGGTTTCGAACTAGATAGACCAGACAAAATCAATGCCAGAAGTGCGGTATTTGCGGCTCTTGCGGTATTTGCGGTTCTCGGGCACGTGTGCGACGAAGTGCTGGTGTCCATGTCGACCGACGAAGCAACGACCTTCCGCACCGAATACTGGCTCTCACGCGCCGAGAAGGTCGCGCTATGGGGCGAAGGTCCGTGGCTCGATGAACCGGACACCTTCGAGTGGAACTTCGAGAGCATCAGATGCTTCGCCGTACGAAACGACGAGATGGGCAACTGGTGCGGATACATCGCACTTCAGTCCGGTCACCCTTGGCACGGTCAGAACGACGAGTCGCTTGGCACTCATGAACGAGGCTGCACCACCGAAGACGTTCGGCGCGTTGAGCAGGGGCAAAGAGGCCGGGAAGCGTAACCGCCCGCCAACTCAGCCTTCCCGAGTCGACCCTGGTGCTGCAGGCATTGGGGGAACGCTAAACGGGCTCGCGTACGCGTTCAAGATGGCGTTCTGCTGCACAAGCACGGTGATGCACAAGCTACTCAGCTTCTCCCAACTGCCGTCGCTCACTTGCTTCTCAAGGATCACGCGATAGTCACCAGCCATCGGCAACACCACGCGCCAGACAGAGTGGATGGAGCGATGGCCATTTGGAAGTTGGCCGGGAACTCGAGCCTGAGTGCTTACGCTCGACTGCGATTCGTTCAGCGAAGTGCCGTCGGGAGCGATGACCGATACGCGTTCGACGAAAGCGTCGGGTTCAGACCCGAGCTCGTATTGCGAAACGGTCGATAGCCTCATGAGCTGCGAAGGAATCGCAGCAACGAGGACGTAATCGATCATGTTGAACGCGGTCACGCGGCCACTGAGCTGATCGAGTGCAACGCCTTCCGACGCGACAAATGAGACGAGTCGCGCGCTCATGCTGCCATCGGATAGCGGTTGTCGTTCGACGCCAAGTCGTCGACCGCGCCAGAAATACTGACGCTCTGTCGCTGCAGCCCATGCCATTGAAGGATGTCGTCGAGATCGAGCCCCATCAGGAGCACGAGGCTATCACGCAACCTCAGCAGCTTCGCGTTTGCGAAGGCCAGGCGCACGGCGACCTCTATGACTCTCCCTTGGCCAGTCGCCATTGCGGTGGCTTCATGGCGCGCACGCAAGAGCCATCCGAGTTGACTCGCGTACAGGTCGTAGAGCTCTGGATCGATTGCGTCCCACTCGGCAAATAGGGCCGGCAGTTCGTCAACGCTCCGTTCGAGGCTGCGTAGGAATTCGTCGAGGGTTAGATTCATCGGAACGCTCGGTGGTTGGTCCATCGGTCGACCGGCTTCGCAGCTTGAGCAGCTTCGATACGATAGCTGGTGACGATGCGTCGTCGACTTGGGTCGTAGAGAGTCAGCAAATGGTGACCGGGTTCACTCAGAACATTGTGGACGTGCGCTCTAGAGCTCTGAATATCCGTGCAGATACCGGCGCGCGACGCAGGACGACTCTGTCCGCGCCCATACGCAACTCGATCGCGGCCGACGTGCAAAACCGCGAAGGGTGACTCGGCAGAACCCCTCATGTCAGCGACATACTCGTCAGTTGTCGTGCCTTCAGGCCACTCACCCTGGGCTGTGTGCTTGACTGCATGCCATTCCACGCTCGTGAGCATCGTTTCCAAGGTCAGTTTCTCGCCATGATTGGACGGATGACTCCTCCCAACCACATACGGTCCGACTCTTGACCACTCCCTCACGGGACGGGTCTCGTCGCTGAAAGAGGCAGCCGCGATGTGACGCAGAAGTTCCAAGCGCCTGACTGGGGGGAGAGTGATGTCCTGGTCATCAATGAGCGACACGAGGACTTCGTCCGGGCGGTGGGCCAACGTCTACCATCCAAGCATGCGGCTGGCCGACACGCAATCCCTGGTACCCCTGAGCTTCACTGCTCGTACTCCTTGAGCTTCACCGCTCGCGTCCGGTGCGAGCGGGCCTCGCGCCACGTACGGGGGGCTCTCAGCGTGGCCCCCCCGGGGGGGTGGAGCGGGTCACAGGCGGTGTTCGCTCCGGTCCCAACCGCTACTGAGCGACCTGCACCGAGTCGCTGACGTTGACCTCGACGGCTATTCCCCGGCGCCGCTGCGGTCGCAGGAGCATCGAGCCGTGTCGACACGCTTCCTAGTTGCATGCAATGCGACCTGTACGTGCCACCCCGTTCGCAGCGCCACCGATACGCCCGCATCACCCGACCTCCACCAACTCAGCGGCTGCAGCGGCATCGTCGTCTGGAGCCGGTGACGGGCGGAAGAGTGGAGCCTGTGGAGGCTGAGGAGGCTTTTCCCATTCACCCTCTCATGCGCGCGCAGGAGGATCTAACCGGGATCAGCCTCCAAGGCTCCACTGCCTCCACTGCCGGCCTCGAGGACGATGGCACGCGCAATCGGCGATGCGTCACTAGGCGGGGCCTTACAGTGCCAGGGGTTCCAAAGGCCCAGGGTCGTTGTGAGTGCGATCCGGGCACAGAAAACCAATTTTGTCGGTTTACGACTTTTCCGGCCCTTTTGGCTGCGAACGCGCCGAATCGCTTGAGCAAAGTGCTCCAGCACGCGACCGGCCGCGAGATCGCACACGCGCGACTTGAGCTGTTCGATGGGTGGCACCGACTCGCCGTCGACCTTTGGTTCGAGCGCCCGCAGGTCTTCTGACTTCCAGCCCGTCGGGCTAAAATCCGAAATCGTTGAGGTGGCTCCCTGCTAGTCGGGCGCGGAGCGCGCTCGCCAGCATCCCCCGCGATGATCACCACCGCGCCGCGACCCTCAAGCCCGAGAAGATGACGGAGGGCCGGCGAGTCCTCGAGACGCCCCACGCCCGTTTTCGGCTGTGCAGCGCCGCCGGGGATTGCGCACTCGAGGAAGATTAGGTAATATTATCCTTGTCCATGCGCGTTGTTCTTGCTCCCGAGGCTCAGAGAGATGTCGCCAGCCTGCCGCTTACAATGCGCGCCCGGCTCGACGCGGTGATCACACGCCTCGAGGCGTGGCCCGACGTCTCAGGCGCCAAGACGCTGCGCAAGGAGCTCAAGGGCCACTATCGCATCCGCATGGGCGATTGGCGGGTGATCTTCCAGGTGGTGCGCCCGGACCTGATCATCGTGAAGATTGCGCACCGCTCCACCGTGTACGAGGACTGAGATGCCCAAGCGACAGACAGCAGCCGTAGCAGGCGCCCTCACCATCGGGGGCGTGGAATACGTGGTGATTCCCAAGGCCGAGTACCATCGTCTCCGTAGCGAGCCCGCGCCGGTCGAAGCGCATGCGTTCGTGCGCAGCTCGCTGGGAGCGGATCTACGCGCAGCGCGCGAGGTGGCAAACCTCACGCAGGCAGAGCTCGCCGCACGGCTCAAGAAGAGCCAGACGCTCATCAGCCAGGCCGAGGCCGGCAACACGCGCGTCAGCGAGCGCTATGTGCGTGCCGTACTCGAGGCATGCGGTCTTCCGGCCGACTGGAGCGGCCCGAAGAAGGCTACCCCGCCTTCAGTCGCCGCTGTATCCAGGCCCGCAGCGTCTCGCGCTCGTAGCGCACAGGCCCGCCCACACTGAGACGCATGTACGGCGGCCCCTCGCCCGCCGCGTGCCACTTGTAGAGCGTGTGTTCGTGTCGTCGACAGTCGCGCGCTCAGCCTCTCGCAGTCCTGCATCACGACCAGCGTTCGCGGCGGAGCACTCGACGACTTCGTTCGTCTCATCGTTTGATCCCCGACGCCATGCCAGACGCCACTTGAATGATCGCCGCGAGCTGCCCTTCGAGCGTCTTGATGCGACGTATCCATCGCTCGCGCTCGACGTTGGACTGGTCGATCTCCGCAAGCAGCTCGCTCAGGTCGCCCGCGCGCAAAGCGATCTTCTCGTGCGGTTCGACGTGCACGAGCTTCGCAGCAAGCCATTCCGCGCGCCGCCCTCTCACGCGCGCCGTCTGACCGTGCGCGGCCGCGCCGACGCCAGAAAGAGGTCGACAGCGGCCAACGGGATGCGCCAATGCCCACCCACACAGGCACGATAGGCGCCGGGCACGCCGGACTTCTCGTTGCCATCGAACCGCCCGAGCTCACACATGCGTCGCACCTGATCATCGCTGTACCCAAGACGTGCAGCGACGTCGACGGTCGTCAAAATGCTCCGCACGTCATCGCCCAAGACGACCCCCTTTTCGAAGCATCTCGATCTCGTCGGTCAGCACATTGACGCGCTCGCACAATAGGTCGCGCTCATCGGCTATCCGCAACATGGTGAGCACAAGTTCCGGTGAAACTTGCCCGACGACCTCTGCATGCGCGTTCTCGAACGCGGTCAGATCGCCGCTACTGCGAGCTTTGATCTCGCGCTCGCACAGCCGCTGCAGCTTCTCGCGAACAGCCTTGCTCATCGTCACAAGCTCACCTCCTGACTGTGCATCGAGGCAGCGCCGACAGTGCGATGGTGGAAGCGCGGCCGCGGAATCAGGCCACGCGACGCGAGCTCTTCGGTCACACGCTTACGTCCTGCACTCACGAGCGCGCGCAGTTCACCAATCGCAACGCCGAGAACCACGGACAGTGCTTCGTACGTCGGTACTTCGCTTGCGACACCAGGCGTGCGCAGGAGTAAAACCGCTTTGCATTTCCCAGCGTCGAGCACGTGCGCGCCATCGGGATAGGCCGCCTCCAATGCCTGACGCACGCGCACCAGTTCGGCCGCACGACGCAAGAGCGGATCGTCCGTGCGCGCGCTACCAGCGTCACCAGCGTCGCCGCGTCGCACCCGGTCGAGGATTCCGCCGAGTGCGGAAGGCGCCGAGCGATCGTGTCGTTCCCATTCGGCAAACGCACTCAGCGCTGCCGCAAGCGATGACCACCGCGGCGCACCCTCGGAACGCTGTGAGTTGTGCTCTTTGTTCCACGGCGAAACAGCTGCCCAAAGCTGTGCCGAGCGCTCCCACTCACAGACCTCGCATTCACCACAGCGTCGATGCTCGGCACCCTTGCAGGACACCGCCCAGAGCTGTGGCGTGATCAACGGACTCGCATCAGCCCTAGGCGCGAGCGTGGCGGCGAACGCCTTGGCGAGCTCGGCGGCGACGTCGGAAGCCGCAGTGTTGAACTTCGGTGCGCGACGGTCGGGCGCATGGGTACGCTTCTGGGCGAAGCACGAAAGGCAAGCCTTGCACGTTGTGATCGACACGTCGGACTGCATATCGACATGCGACCACCCGCAGAGCGCCGTGTGCGGGCCCTTCGTTCCCACCAGGTGGATCCGTGCGCGGCCGCGGGTCATGGCATCTCGTTGCGTACGGGGTTGGCTTCTCCTTCGTCGAGCAGCTGCAGTACGACCTCGGGCTTGACGTAATGGCGAAACTTGAGCTGCGCGATGTACGCTGTCAGCCGGTCAGACTTCTGTGCGTCGATGGTGCGCAACGCGAGATCGCGCAGGTGTTTGCGTTGGAGCGTCATGACCTCACCCGAGCTTTCTGCGTCTGCCTCAAGCACCGCGGGCGGTGCTTGTTTTCGTCGATCCGTGCAAGGTTGGTCACGGCGTACTCCTTCCGAGGCCTCGCAGGTCTCCAATTATTCGTAGTCGGTGTCTCCTGACGGTCTTCCGCACGCCCAGAACGAAACCTGACCGCACTTCGAACAGAAACGCGGACCGTTGCCCTCGTGCTGCCCACGCTCGATCACTTGTCGCGTGTTGAGTGGCGCTTTGCAGCACTGAGAGAGCCCCTGTGCTATCAGCGCGAGCGCACGATGGTTCTCGGCATCCTCTGCGTCGATGACCGCTTCCGAGCTCGCCTCGTACAAGGCGCAAGCCGGAGAGCCGCCAGCGACCCAGTGCTCATCGTGGATGCAGGAACGCGAGTACGGCGCCGAGCCACGCACGTCGCTGTAACAGACTCCCACTTTGCAGCGATGGTGCTGGATGCCCGTGAAGTGCACGCACGTCGCGAGTCGTCGCTTGCGCTGACGTGCGTTGAGCTCGGCGGGGCTTTCGTCTGCGTCGGCGCGAATAGTCGTGTTCATTGCGCAGCCTGTCTCCCAGTGAGCGGAACGCGATCGAGCCACGGCGTCGGCCCGCCGCCCTGAGACATCATCTCCGGTACCAGCTTCGCAATCCGCTTCGCACGCGCATCACCCATCAACTTCGGCCAGCGCATGTTGACCACCATCGTCGCTGCCTCCTTCGCGTCCTCCGGTGTGGTGTCGCGAAAGAAGAGATCACCCGGCGCGAGCTTGTGGTCGGGCACGCAGCGATCGCTTCGCCACATGATGTGCTGGAAGACCTCGCCGTCGATGTCGACCATGAACGGGGTCACGCCGTCGCGCGAGTTCCAGATGGTGACCACGCGTTTGGTGTTCCGCCCCTCGTAGAGCATCAACGCGAACGCCTCGCCGTGCCTGTAGTGTCTGAGGGACTGCTCCATGGTCACTCCTCCCATCAGTTGTCGAAGTTGAACACGATGCGCACGCGGTCAGACGAGTCTGCCAAGCTGCACCAGTACGGGATCAGGTCCAGGATGCCGCCCGGATAATCCCAGCTGCGCCCCGGTAGAAGATCGGGAAGTCCGCGCTTCACGGCTGCGTCCAGCTCTGACGCCAGGTACCAGTGCGGCGTGTGCGAGTCCCTGTCGTGGTAGAAGTCGAGCGAGCTGGCGTCGGCATACTCTTCCCAGTCGGGCGCTCGGCATCGCGCGAAGTGATCGAGAAGTTCCTCGCTTATGGGAATGGGATAGCCGCGCGGTTCGGCAATCGGTTTCGGCGCGTCCTCTCGCACGCCGGCGAGCCACGCAAACACGCCGTAGTCGCGACGCCCGTACACCTTTGCCTCGGGCACGAGATGCCATTTGCCGTCGTCCCCAATGCGCTCGACCCACATATGAATGTCACATCCCATTGGCGTGCCCCTCCCTCACAGCCCGCTGGTAGCGGGCTTCATCGAAGCGCCTCCAGCGTCTCCGCAGGCAGAAGTTGAGCTCAGCATGGCTTTCCTCGTGCTGGTGAGTCATGGCCTGTCCTTCGTGCCGGCATCCGCGCTGGCGAGCTTGTTGAGGGCGCCGCGCAACTGCTCAAGCGCGAGCACTGCGGCGTCGACGCGCGCAATGGCTCGGTCGCACTCGGCGGGCTTTGCGCGGTAGGCGTCGGCGAGGCGCTTAGCCGGCATGTCGAGCACGGACTCAGCCGCTTCGTGGATACGCGAGACGAGCTCGTTGACCACGCGTACGTCGGTCGACTGTGACCGCCCTGTGGTGGTGGGCTGCTTCGCTTCCGGCATGCCCTGACGAATGCGCTCCACACGCACCGAGTCGCGAACAATGTTCTTCGCGGCAGCATTGCGAAAGCCATGACGAGTGACCCGCTCGGCTATCTCGACCTGTCGTTCAGGGGACGGGACGGGGGCAAGCTCGACCGCAACCTCGACTCCCAGTTTCTTCTCTTCGATGAGCGTCTGCACCGCGGGTGCAAGTCCGGCGATCGCGAGCATGTTGGAGATCCACACTGTCGAGCGGCCAAAGACAGTTGCCAGCCTCCGATTGCGTTCCGGCAGCGCGAGCTCCTTGTATTCCGGCATGAGCGCGATGCGATTGACGGCGCGCGCAGCTTCCGCAGGTGACAGGTCCTCGCGCGCGCAGTTGGCCACGACGGCTTTGACGAATTGATCGTCGTCACCGCCTACCTCACTCACAAGCGCGAGCACGTGCGAGGCAGAGATCAGCTGAAGAGCGCGCCACCTCCGCTCGCCATCGATGAGCTCGTAGGCGTCGGAGGAATCGAGCAGCTTGCGTACTACGACCGGCGTCTGCTGTCCGTGCTCGCGCAAGCTCTCGCCAAGCTCTTCGATCCTGTCCTGGGCGAAATCCTCGCGCGGCTGGCCATAGTAGGGCTGCACCTTCTCCAGCGGGATCGTCACGACCTGGCTCATGGCAACCGCCTACGGCGGATCTCTGCGGCCATCCGGATCAGCGCAAGCGCAACGTCGTCCGCTTGGTTCGCGCTGAGCTTCAGTCCGCCGAGCTGGATGAGGGCTCCGTCGCGCTCGAAGATCTCGACGTTCCGCGTCGCATTGGCGCGCGTTGCTGGCACGACAACTCGACGAATAGGCGGCGGATCGTCGTACCGCTTCGGGTCATCGCGCACGCCCAAGCGAACGTCGGATTTGAGACGCCACTCCACGTTGCCCGGCTCGTAGTTCCCTCGGCGATCGAGCCGGCAGAGCGCATATCGAGGCGTCGGACTCGGACCAACGTGCTCTAGGAAGCTTCGAAATCCTGTCTTCGGCTCAGCCCAAGGCGCGTGGAAAGTGATTCCGCGCCCGCCGTAGTAGCGCCAGCTTGGATCCGCCTCGTTGCTGCAGCGACGTCTCGCCGCTCTCCATGCACAGTGCTCTCGGTAGTGAGTGGTCTTGGTGCGCTTTGTCGGAGCGCGCTGCATCCGAGTCGGCGCTGGCGCTGGTGGCTCCACTTGACGGCGCGACCGCAAAGCGCGTGGTTCGCGCTCGACCAAGTCGCGGAGGTACAGCGGAGCGGCGGTGCTGCTCGCGAGAGTCATGGCAATAGCTCCACAGGCAGAAACTCGCCAAGCCGAAGCTCCAGCTCGTGCACGCGTGCCTCGGCAGCTTCAGCGCGTTCCAAGCAACCGGCGAGGTCGGTGTTTGCGGACTCGAGTGTCTCTACATATGTGGCCAGGCGAAGCGTCACCGCTTCAAGGTCGCGCACGCGAGTTTCGGCAGCTTCGGCGCGGTTGAACTCGTCCACCGCCAGCTCTCGGATCTCGTCGTCGCTCGTGCATTCCCCGATCTTGAGCAGTCGTTCGCTCGAAATCTGCAGTCGGCGCACTTCGAAGCGCCCTTGCTCGACTGACGCCTGGGTCGAGATGACACCGGCTTCTAGCTCGCGCAGAGAGGACTCCATCTCTTGCACACGCGCTTCTGCGGCTTCGGCTCGCTTATACGCCTCCACCAGCGCGAGCACTGTGCGCGGCGTCAGGAGCGCGAAGTACGACGCAAGCATGTACCTGTGCCCGTCCGGGCTGATGACCTTGCAGACCTCGTTGTGCTCGTTCATGACGTACTGGCCGTGCGTACTCCACGTCAGCGTGTCCTCGTCGAGCTCGTGCACAAGCATGGAAGCGAGGTTGCGGATGTTCTCGATGTCGTCGTGCTCTTGTTCGCTGAGTAGCTTCACGACTCACCTCGCATCCTGCGCTCAAACCGCCGCATCTCCCACTCGATCACAGCCTTGCCGATCAGCCATCCCGCGCTCGACAAGCCCTGCATGAGCGCCACCGTGCAGAACGCATCACGCGCAGACGGCAGGCCCAGCACCGCCGCAAACCAGGTCAACAGCAGCGCGTACCAGAGCAGACGCATCACGCGCAGCAGCGGGCTCCACCAGGTGAAGATCAGGTACATGCGGTCCAGGTGCGCGTGGATGTCGCCGTTGTTCATCGGAGCACCTTGCCTTCAGGGCTCACCCGCACGAGTCCGAGGTAGATCCTCGGGTCTTGGTTCAGCCAGCGACACAGCTTGGCAAATGTCTGCAAGTCAGGCTCATTGCCCGACTCGACGCGGCCCAACGTCGCCGGACTCACGTCGATCTCACCCGCTACAGCGCGGAGGCTTGCGAGCCCACGCCGCTCCTTCAGGTGCCGAGCCAAGAGGTCGAGGCGCACGGTGCTGTAGGCGCCTGCGGCGTCGAGACGCTGCTCGAGGGTCTTGCCGGTCATGGCTCACCGCCGTCGGCCGCGCTGCGCGCAGGGACATCAGCCAGCGCCGTGAACCTCGGCCGCACAACCCCATCCGGCCAGCGCACGAGCTCGCAAAACATCGCCATCGGGCGGACCCATACTTGCTCGCGTTCGTGCGAGACGTAGATGGCGACCTCGGTGTCGCGGTCTTCGCTGAGTCGTCCGCGATAGAGCAGCGTGTACGTGCCGCCTCGATGGTGACGATAGGAGGTGAGCGAGCTAGGGGCGGTCATGGTTGCCTTTCGCTACGCGTGCACGCGCTTCGTCGATCGAGTGTCGGCGGTGCACACGGCCATGGCACTGCTGGCACAACCACTCCACTTCGAGCGGCCTGCCGTAGTCGCTGTGGTGCGCTTGAACAGTTTTCGACTGGCGGCACTGCGTACAGCGTTCCGGACGCCTAAGCTTCCCCGTTGCGATCGCACGGTGAACAGCCATCCGCACTGTCTGCTTCTGGCGATTGGGAGGCTGGTGCTTCCGCGGCGACACCCGCCGATCTCCACCCTCGTACTGCCGAAGCCTGTCGACTGCTTGGTAGTAGTCGAGTTTGCTGTCTCGGTTCTGTTTCGCCGCTTTCCGAGAGCAAACTTTGCACGTGTGCAGGTACCCATCGAGCATCTGCCTGTGTTTGTAGAATGCGGTGAGAGGCTTGACCTCGCCACACTTGCGACACGGCTTCATGGCTGGCCTCGTGCGTGCTCGCGCATGAGCTGTTCTATCCGACGCACGATGCGCTTGCGTGCGTTGTGCGTCTCAGCTTCCGAGAGGAGCGACTGCAGGCTCAGCAACGTCACCGCGGCGGCGTACTTGTCGAGCCACTTGAGCTCGGATCCGGGCAGCTCTCCGGCAAGCTGCTCACTGAGCTTCGGTACGAGTGCGCCGAAGTGAAAGCCTCGAGTCGCGACGATCTCCTCAAGCTCGCCCATATCGTCTCCGATGAGTCGCCCAATGTTGCGGATCGCAGTAGCCGCTCTGGCGTGCGTTTTTGGGTCGCGAAGCTCTTCGCGCGGTGTTGGGCCACTGGCCGCCTTGGTTCTTTTGGTCATGGCTGGCCTCGTGCGGCGGCCTTGAGCAGCTTGAGAACCACGGCCGGGGAGAGTATCGCGATGTACTCAGCGACCGCGTGGTTATACCCTTCGGGCCCGATAACCTCGCAGATCTCGTTTCCATCGCCGTCCATCACATACACACCGTGCGGCGACCATTCGTGCGTGTCTTCGGCGAGCTCCTGGTGGAGCATCTCTGCGAGCCTCTGCAGCTTGGCCAGTTGCGCTTTGCTTACGACAGTCATGGCTGCCCTTTCGCGACGGTCAGCAGCTCGTCAGCGCAGCCCTCGAGCGTGCGCTTGTCTTCGCGATCGGGATAGTCCGCCTGCGCGCGCCACTGCTCGGCGAGCTCGAGCGCCCACTGCGGCGGCTCACCCGCGAGCACGCAGAGAGCGGTTTCGAGTGCGTCGAGGGCACGAGGATGCTCAGTCCAAAAGCGGACGTATGACCGATCGCTAGAGCCAACGATGTCGAGCCAGCAGAACCCCGACCATGCTTCCTCGAGTTGCGCATCCGGCCACACCTTGCGCGCGAGTTCGGTGAGTCTCGCAATGCGGTCCTCGTCGCTCATGGCTCCTCCAGCAGCTTGCGAACACGCTCGCACTTCCCACATCGCGTACTGGGAAACGGCAGCGGGAACAGTGCAAGCCCGAGATAGATCGTCGGGTTGTAGCGAAGCCAAGCGCAGAGCTTCGCAAAGCTCTCGAGGTCGGGCGCGCGCCCAGCTTCGACCCTGCATAGCGTCGATGCACTCAAGCCGAGCTCGCGTGCAACATCACGCTGAGTAAGGCCAGAGTCGAAACGTCGCTTCGCCACGTGTTCAGCCAGCAGGTCGAGGCGAAGACTGCACGCAGTCACTCTCTCGATCGCGATTTGTCGGCGCGCGATGCTCATGGCTTGCCCTTCGCCCACGCACGCATGTGCCACTCGCAGCCGCTACACATCGCAAGGCCATTACAGAGGCCCACGTGCGTGGCGTAGTTGCGCTTGCCCTGGTCGTTGCAAAGCCAACACTGTCTGCGACGCTGGCGGCCATCTGGTATGAGTTTGAACGTCTTTGGATGAACGCTTGTGCTGGCCCATTTCATGACCGCGTCTCCTGATCGAGGCTGCTCAGCGGAACATACAGGTCGAGCACATTGCAAAGCGTGTTGACGGCGAACCAATGCTCACCCTCGAGCACATCTAGCGCTTGCCCCGCGTACCACTCGACCACCTGCTCACCACTCAACTTCTCGGCGCCGGGTTCGACCGACACATGCGCGTTACGCACAGCGCCAAGAGTGTGCAGAGCATCAATCGTCGCAGGAACCGCTTCCGTGCCACGGGCGTAAAGACGCTTGATCACCGCACGCAGTCGATTGCGATCGATCGTCATGGCCTTGTCTCCTCCCCGCCCATCGCCTTGTCCGCGTGCTGCCACAGGTGCGCGAGATGCTGCCGCATGAACGCCTTCTGCTTGGCCGTGGCCGCCGACAGCAAGATGGCGTCCTCAAGCTCGTGCAGCTTCCGCAAAGCCTCGGTGCGCGCGTGCTGGCGTTCGAGTTGGCTCATGCGCGGCTCCGCTTCTTGAGCCCGAGACGCTTGATTCTACGTTCGCCTATCTCGTCGAGAAGACTGATTCCGCGCCATGCGTCGTAGTCCGACGACACGCTGGCTGGAACACCGGCAATCACCAGACCGTTAGCGAGCGCTTGCCTCAGGTTCGCGTCGGCAAGATCCATGATTGTCCTGTCGTCGGGAAGACTGAGGACGGCCTTGAGCTCGACCAGGTACTTCATACGTCCCTCCCGTCGCGCCCAAGTGCGAGCTGCCAGCGCACCCACTCGCGAGCCATGTGCCGCGCCTTGCTGACGGCTACGGCAGCTGTCTGGCCGCACAGGTCACAGTCAGGTCGCCACGTGTCCATCGTGCAGCAGACGCCGTCTACCCACTGGCCAAAACCCCTGGCGTAGAAGCCACCGCGCCAGACCGTCGCATACCAGCGCCGCGCCCCGCGATATCGCGTGTCCTCGTATAGCTCGACGCGATAGTGATGAAAGCCTGGCTTGAGGATGCAGCGTGGCATCAGCGGCACCCATCGCAGGTAAGGCTGTCTCGTCCGACGTTCCGCTCTGACGGTCTGTGCCCGCATGCCCGAGGTGGGACAATCCAGTAGCGTCCGTGCTCGTCGATGCCCATGCCGAGCTGCGCGAGCGAAGCGCGATAGTCCGGATGTTCTTCGCGACGCCCGCGGCGACTGAGCCCGTAGTCCGGGCACCACGGACCAAACGCGGGTAGCTCGAAGGGCCGTGCGTCGATGGCCGCTGAGGCGCGGTTTTCGATCTGCTTACGCAGCGCGCCGCACTCCATGACCACATCGATGAGCTGATCGAGCTGGTTCATAGCTTCCCCATCACCACGAGAATGAGCAGCGCGAGGACGAACAGCGCGACAGGCCCGCCGTAGTACCAGTCCACGCCGAAGCAGATCGCCATCACCGAGATGATGAGCAACAGGACCAGGACGTCGCCGAGTCTCAGGCGCTTCTCGCGCGCATCTCTACACGTGTGCGCGGGCGTCGACGGGGAGGGTGTCATGCCCGCACCTCGGGCTCTCTGCCGCCCGTGTCTTCGCAAGCATCCCCGCGCTTCGACGTCTTGGGCGTGAGCATGTCGAGCTCACTACGAAGGCTCGCGATCTGGCTTTCGACGCGGTGCTTTCGTTGGACCAGTTGATCGAGCTTGTCCGCGAGGTCACCGCGCCGGCGCTCGGCGGCTTCAGCGAGCGCTTGCTCCGAGTGCAGGCCGCAGCGAGCTCCCGCGCGACCCACCAGCTGGTTACAAGCGTGTCTAGTCACCGTGTCGACCGATCCGCACCGAAGATGCTTCGCGTGTCGTGGGTTGCAGACGGCGGCTTGCGGCTCGAGGCCG